ACGCATACAATCAGATGATGGCTGATGCTATGGAGAACAAATTCGACGTTATTATTTTCCATAAAATCGACCGCAATTCGCGTAATGAACTTAACTACTTTATATTCAAGGACAAATTAGAAAAGCTGGGTATACGTTACGAATATGCTGCTCAGCCGATAGATGCTGCCACGGCTGAAGGTCAGATGATGGAAGCAGTAATGGTTGGTATGGCAGCTTACTATTCACGCAACCTTGCAAAGGAAACTAAAAAAGGCATGAATGAAAACGCTTATAAAGCTATCTTCAATGGCGGTTATGCTCCGCTTGGCTACAAAATAGTAGATAAGCATTATGTGATTGATGAGAAAGAAGCTGAAGCGGTTCGCCTTATCTTCAACTTATATCTTGACGGCAAAGGATACGGCGAAATCTGCCTAGCACTCGCCGCTCGTGGATACACTACACGTAGCAGAAAAAACTTTCCGAAGAACAGTCTGCATGATATTCTGCGTAATGAGCGGTATATGGGAACGTATACATTTAATCGCGTGCCCAAAACAAAACGCCGCAACAGCCATTCCTACGCGCTCCCTAACGATTTTATCTCTATCCCCGACGCTATTCCTGCCATTGTTCCAAAAGAAACCTTTTTGGCAGCGCAGGAGAAGATGCTTCTGAACAAAAAACGTAAAGGCGGCGCATACACGGCAAAAAGAGATTATCTGCTGTCCGGTAAATTCTTCTGCGGTTACTGCGGAAGTGCAATGCAGGGATATTCCTGCTGCACCCGTGGCAATATGTACTACTACTATTCATGTGCAAGGAAAGATAGAGTTCCTGCGGATCGGTGCAAACAAAAAATGATACGCGCAGAAGTGATTGAGCACTGGATCATGTCGACGTTGGAAAGAGAAATCTTTTCCGATGCAGGCATTCAGCGTGTAGCGGATTCTATGTCTACCGCTTTTGGCAACGCTAACAAGGAAGCTAAGAACGCCACAACTGTTTTACTGCAACGCAAGGCAGCAGCAGAACGCAAGCTTAATAACCTGTATCGAGTCATTGAGGACGGTGACGCAGACGAATTTGATATGCAGCGTTTGAAAAAAACTAAGGAAGAGTTACGCAACATCAATAACGAAATTTGCGAAACTGCTGTGAAATCTGCGCCGGATATTGATACTTCAAAAATTATCAGCCTGCTGAAGAATATGCGTGAGGAAATTTTTGCAAAAAAAAATAGCCACTACGCAAAACAAGCGATTGAATTGCTTGTAAAACGTGTGACAATCATTGATAAGACTATTACCTTGAGCTTAACAACAGAAGGTTGTCTAAGCTTATTGGTGCCGCGGACTCGGATTGCAGTAAGCTCAGACACATGGAAAATAACAGCTAATCTTGCGGCCTAACTATAAGGGCAGATTTTCACCTGCCCTTAGCTTATTTTATCATTTGCGCCAGCCAAATGTCAAGGACTTTTCCGTCCGGCGCGTCCGGGTCGTTCATGTATGCTTTAGCCATGCGCACATAGCTGTTAGTATCGCTGCCAAGAACTTCTGCAAAATCACTATGCAGCATATTCATGACATAGTACCAATCAGCTTTTTGTGTTAGGCCTTGCTGGTCTGCGAGCTGACTTGTCTGCTCATACGTCCAATGCTCGCCGCAGGTACCGTCAACATTCTTCATCCTAGCGACGGCTTTCTTTGCTAAATGCTCGTCAAAATGCGGGCCGTATACAGCGCAGTGCATCTTATACATAGCGTCCCAATAGAGCTTAGGGCAGTGCATTTTCAGCTCATCGAGAGCATTGCATACAATACTCTCTAGTTCCTGCTGCTTGACCTCGTTGCCCTGAGCCTCGTGCCAATAGTGTTCAAATCTTTTGTGCATCGCAGCTCACCGCCTTATGCCATTTTTGTTACTACCATGGTCGCGCTAGCAACCGTACCTGCTACATCAATCTGCGCACTAATCGCCGCAGGAACGCCGCAGCACGGAATATAAATATCAGCAGCAGTGGTTAAACTTACGGCGCTGCCTGCCGCTGTCGCTGCCGCAGCAGGATTCTTGCCGGGCATAACCACGCCGCCTTTCAGCAGATTCATAGTAACCAAGCCTGCCGCTGTCGGTTCAACCGTGGCTTGCAAGTCCACATGATACAGACCTGGCTGCTTCAAAGTTACAACCTTGCCGGTAGAATAATCAATGCTCACACCAGTATTTGTGTTGATAATATCAAAACTAATAAGGCCGTCAGCTAAAACAGCTTGATTGGTAGCTGCTACATCAAGGCTAGATTTATAATGACAATTATTCGGATTCTTTAACATCTTCGTCCCCTTCTTTCTTTTCGTTAGCGTCAACAACTTGATACTTTGTTTTCGCTGCGTGCAGCACGCTCCGTATCGCCTGCTGACCGTCGGCAGTAAAGCCTAGCCAGCCTATGCCTATACCGATAAGCAAACTGATAAGATTAGATTCGTCTCGTCTCATATCGCTGTACCTCCGCATAAAAATAGGGACGGATTACTCCGCCCCCTATGCCGCCGTTAGGACGGAATCACATTGCAGTCTGGCAGCCTTGTAACTGTGCAAGATTCTGCAAGCCAAGACCGTTTAAGATAGCCTGCGGCGGGCAGCATACGCCAACGCCGGTAACTTCCGGCTTCTTCAGCATCTGACAATTGATATTGCCGATAGCTGCTGCAAGAGCGTTCAGTTTAGCATCCAGATTAGCCGCCAAAGTCATACGCTCAATGGTAGCATCTTTCTGCATAAGCTTCAGGTTAGATTCGTTTTGCATAGCCAGTGCGTTAATCTTCAAGTCAAAGATTTTCTCGCCTTGCTGCGCGTCCCACTGTGCCCTCATTTGCGCACTCAACGCGTCGCGAGTATTACGCGATTCGTCGATAATGCGGTAGTTCGTCTCCGCTGCCGTAACCAAGCCTTGACGTTCCACCTGACAATTCGTTACCGAGTTGCAGCCGTAGTTCGGATAGCGGTCACGACCGTCACGCACGAACCAAGCAAAAGCAGCAATGATGATAACGAAGAAAATAACGATACCCCAGCCGCTGAAATTAGAAATAGTCATATTTTCGTTCATGGTAATTCTCTCCTTTCCAGAACGTATTTTATTACCTCAGCTCATTTGAGCTGTTGCAAACCTTTTCGGAGCGCGTCTATTTGCGCATCCAAGTTACTAGCCTGCTGCTGTTGTTGCGACGCTGCATTAAATGCGACACTCGTCACACCACGCAGACTGTTAATGTCTTGTCGCATCTTATCGAGGTTAATTCCTATAGCCTGTGCCGCTACACTGGCGATTGGATTGTTCAAATAGCCTGCGGCCTTATCGAGAATATCCGCACCGATATTTTTCTCTGCCAGAACGCGCATAGCGTCCTCTCTGCTATTAACTCCCTGCGCTGCTACAGTAGCTACTTCCCATGCCTTTTCAAGCGCCGTCTGCTTCTCCGGCGGCAGATTCAGCCACTTCGCTATTGATCCTGCGTTCATTTTTTAGCGCCTCCACTTCTGCCTTTAAATCCTTCACGACAGCCAACATATTGGCCATCATCTGTGTTTGTTCAGCCTGTATCTCCGCAGGCGTTTTCTCTTTTTGAATAACGCCAACTTCCACAAGCTTGTCATAATACTGCTGACATATTCCCTTCAGCTCGTTGTAAGCCTGCAAGCTCACACCAACCTGCGCACGGTTGCTATTGCCAAAGCCAAAGCCATTAAGCTGATATATTTCCTGCCCGTCAAGCTGCGCTAGGAATTGTTGTGGCTGCTGCATATTGATACTTGTAGTTTTTTGTTCTGTGATATTCATAGCCGCTCACTCCTTATATCTTTATTATAAGACTGCGCAGATAAAATGTTCCCTTGATATTCCCTATGCTTTCCCTATCTTGGCAAGCAAAAAGCCGCCCCACCAAGGGGACGGCTGATTAGAGAGATTTTAAAACATTTGTAATGCTTTTATAAGCACGGTTTAATTCCTTTTCTATCGTCTTGTCAGATACATTCAGCTCAACTGCTATCTGGTAATTGGTCAAGCCTTTTACAAATTTTAGCTCACAAATCTGTGTCTGACGCGGCGTAATTTTTGCTTCATGGAGAACCGCGCTGAAAGAACGTCGCGTTGAAGTTTGCAGCCAATCCCGCGTGTTCTTCAGCAGTGTGTCCATTTTGTTGTCACCTACCTAAATAAATAAGCTATAACTGTTGCCGCCCACCCAACCAAGGCGGCACAGATTATCTTTCTTTGAAAAGCAATAGTTTCTACATAACCTTTTAATAACATTGTAATAATGCCTGCTGGGATTTGTTCCTTCTCTTCCATCGTACCACCATCCAATAATTTTATTTTGCAGCTGCATAAAGCAAGAAGAATAACGCAGTACCTGCATAAATATTCCGCTGATTTTTAATTCTGTTCGCCCGCTTTCGGTCGTATTCCATTTGCTCTATCAACGTCTCGTATAATTCCTCGCTGCGCTTCAACGATTCCTTTGCATTCGCTAATGAGCGTTTGGAGTTCGTCAGTGCTTCTTGCGTTAGAGTGAGCTGTTTCTTCGCTTCGCTTAATCGCGTCAGCAGTTCTGTTGACGTGTTCTTCTGCTGTTTCAATTTCTCGTCTGCCAGATTCAACTTCGCTTCCAGCAGATTCGTTTGCTCTTTGAATTGATTCCACTGTTCGATTGACATCGTTATCCGTTGGGGTGCCGCTTCTGCTGTCCCACCGCCAGTAAATGTCATTGCAGATAAGCAAAAGACCAGCAACAATAAGACTAATCTTAACAGCTTTATCAATCTTGCGTCTTGTTTCATCTTCCATTATTACCTCGTATAAATGTTCGTATTTGTAAAATATAATAAATCGCGTCAGAAGCACAAATTTCGCCTACAAGCGGCTTTAGCTCGCCGCAGGACAAATCGTAAGCGGTGCTAATTTCAAAGCACTCATAGGCGAAGTATTTTTGTGCAATTTGCGCCTTCTTGTAGTTAGATATTCAGATTAGAGAGCAAAGTAATGATGCAACGCACCGAGAGTAAAGCCTAAAACAAGGCCTACCAAAAATCTCTTGTCAGTGATAAAAGCTTTTAATTCTTCCATGATTTCACCTCCTATTATTTCAAGTTTTCTAAGGCCCCGGCAACTACCACTCCAAAAACAATCTGCTTCGTACAATCACGCAAAACATCTTGTGTAACACTTTCGGGAGTTTCAACATATGCCGCTTCAAAAACATCTTTCGGAGACCATGTAACATAGCCGTCGGGATAAGCAACCCTATAGCCGTCTTCACCGATTTTGTGAGTGCCCATTTCTTTCCATGCTTTACACGGTTCTGCTTCTACACATTTGCAACCAATATACTTTTTCATTTTGATTTCCTCCTTATCTTCCATTACCAGCATAGCCATAAGCAGGTACGCCGTATGGTGTAGTCAAATCAATGCCTGCAACGTACTGATACGTAGCTTCCGCTCTATTGGCGTAACCAATGCGGTACATCTCGCCAACGTCGGCAGCTACCCAGTAGTAGCTCTTAAACAGTTTATTCAGTGCTTCAAGGCTGCGCAGATTGACACGCTCGAAACGATTCTCTAAGAACCGCTTTACGACGTAGGTTGACGTAGGGCACCACATTCCGGCGTAGATGATACATCTAGTATCATCCAACGTCGGCACTTGCTGAAGCACATCGACATATTGCAAACAATCACGAGAAAGCTGCTCCAGCTGTGCCTGCTGTCCTGCTTCGCTTCTCAAAAGCTCTTTGAGCATCGGCAGCTCTCCGCTGGCTTTAATGTCGATATAAGTGCGGTCTGCGTATTCTGCGCCGCCAGGGATAGCTTTCAGCAGTTCATTTGCTCTATTGCCTTCCCATTGGCTGACACCGATTGACGGATAATCATATGCGGTGCTTTTGGCAACGCTATCATATCCGCCCTCAATGCCTGTGTTAATCAATCCTTTTGCAATTTCTTTTGCAAGGCTTTTGTTCCAGTCCATAGCCATCACTCCTTTAATCAGCCAATTTCAGTTCTTAATTTCAGATTTCAGTTATTTTATTAAGTTTTAAAGTATACTTACGGGAATTCGCTAAAAACTGAAAGTATACTTTTAAACTTGCTCGTCGTTCTTTACTTTAAACATTCTTGTTTCAATTGCCTTGTTGCCAAGTTGTACAAGCAGCAGCGCAACCATACCAAGCGTAAATGCCTCATAGTTGCCCCAGGTTCTGGCAAATGCTGCTAACCAAATCGACACGCCGCACCAAACAATAAAGCTCACAATAGCGCATACACGCCCCACACTGTAAGCGTTATCATCTTTTTTTATCATGTTCAAAAATTTACGCATTGTATTCACTTCCTTAAATAGAAAAGCCGTGCTAACTTAGCACGGCTTTCGTTATTTGATTTTACATTCTCTACAGTCTTTGCACCTGTGTTCCAGCTCTTTTAGCCTTTCGTTCTGTTCGTCATTCTCGTTAAACAAGGTCTTTACCTGTTCTTCAATGCGTGCGTGACGTTGCTCTAATGTCTGAATAGCTTGTCTGTTCAGTTTCATCTCTACTTTTAAATCGTCGATGCTCAACTTCAACTCGCTGATAGCTGTCTTCAGCGGCTCGACAATACAGTAGGTAACAACTAAAGCTAAAAGACTGATGACTGTACTATACCAGTTAAGGCCTAATTCCATTTGTGCACCTCAAGTTATTTATAAATATTCCCCTGCAATTTATACCTACTCGAAATATTTGCCATACCTTGCGGTGGCTTGTTTTGCAATTTGATTCATCTTCTCCTTGCGTTTATCAATCAGTTCACGCTTGCGTTCCGGCGATAATTTGCTATGCGTGATTTTGTCAATGTCCTTGCGGATGTTGCTAATCATAGTACCTGCGCTGCGGATGCCTTTTACCGCTGCTGCTGGTTTGCCTTTAACGCCATAGCCTGCGTGCTGTCTGTTCGCTTTATCTAGTATACCATAAAACTCATTCATAGGTCTACTCAAATTAGCGTCGGTGACATTAAAGTCGCGCACAAACAAAATCTCATTGAAATGTTTCGCAGGAAGATTGTTTGCTTTGGCGAACGGCTCACCTGCTGCGTTCCATAACAATGAACCCATCGTGCCGGTATAACCACGAACAAGGTTATCTACCTTCATAGGCGATACTTTCAACACACTGCCGATTCCCTTGCTCAGCTCGCTAGTGTAGTCGTTGTACTGCAATTCGTCCGGTAAACGTTGATACTTGCTGCCTACAAGCTGACGACCTTTGAAATAAGAGTAGTTGGCTTGCCACTCTAATATTGGCAGAAACAGCGTAGGTACTATGCCGGGAATTATGTTGCTAGAAAAAGCTTTCAGCCAGTTCTCAACGGCTTCTTTATCTTTGTCTGCTGCCTGTTGTACCAGCGCTTCAATGCCGCTACCAAACAACACGCCTGCTTCCTGCGGTTTCGGAATGCGAATATTTCTGCCTAAGCACCAATAATTATTCTTAATATCGGGGTCAAGGTCTTTGTACCAGTCCTCATCCCAATTCATGGCCATTATAAGCAGACTAGGCAGCACGATGTACTTAAATACTTTCAGCGAAGTGCCTACAAAATCTTCGCGGAACAGTCTTACCATTTTATCGCCGCCTTGCAAGCAGGCATTGAAGAATGGAACATAGCGATTGATTTGCTCGCCGACTACGCCGCTACGCGAGAAGTCAAGCGTAACTTCCCTTGCAGCACGTGCCGCTTCTTCCATGCTAAGGCCTTTTTCTTTTGCCTTCATGAATTCACCCATACGTGTAGATGATTCCACGAAGTCGCTCGCTGCTTCCATGTGCGTAAATAACCATTTGGCCATTTGCCACATTCCTACCGGGTTTTCTCCTGCCATTGCATCAATAGACTTAATTCTTGCGTTCTGCGAACCATAGAAGTTAAACTCTGTTACGCCTGCCGCTTCAAACTCTGCCCTCATTGCCGGGTCATTCCACAGTGCTAAAGCGCCACGTATGCTATCTACAAACGGGACAAAACCGTTCTTACTGGAAATGCTGGCAAAAATAGTATCTCGCAGGAAGTTACGTACAATAAATGACGGGGACATTGTTGCGCCTGTGCGGAGCATATGCGCTGCCATACGAGCCACGTTGATGCACAGTCCTGCGGCAGGAAGATTATAGCCTACGATTGGGGAGTAAAGCTCCTGCGTGGTTTGGTATGCTTTTTTCTTGCCATTGACTAATACAGTGAAGATACAGTTCTTCGGGTCTGCAACAGCGTTTACTACTTTGCCGTCTTTGCCTTTAACTTCCGGCACTTCTTTGATTAAATCATGCAGTTGTGCTGTTTTTGCCGCATTTACTGCCATTAAGCCTACTTTGTTACGTTCCGCACGGTTCAGCATTACAGAATAGGATTTCAAAACAGATTCCAACGGATTCAGTACGCCGCGCTCGCTGCCCTCAATATTAATCTTCTTCAGTGGGACAGATACGTTACCAATACCACGTCCACCCTCAGTCAAGCCGTTAATAAACGTGTCTGCTGCGGCAGTGTCGGAGAAGTCACGGAGCAACGGGCAGTATTTTTTGTACTTGGTGCGAAGTTGTTGCGCCAGATCATGGCTGAAAACTTGAGCATCTTCCATAACGCTAATCATATTATCGTTGACTTTGTAGAACATATCGGCTGCTTTGCGGAATTGCTCGGGAGCATTTCTTGTGAACGCTCTTAACTCTGCTTCTGTTAAGCCTTTAGGGAATTTATAGACTTTGCCATCAGCTTTTGCAAGGTCATTCATTTCAAGCAGGCGTTCTGCGCCTAGATATGCACCAAACGCATTTACCCAACTATCAAAGCCGTTTGCAGCAAGATACTTCGGCTGTGCTTTATCCATAGTCTTTTTGTCAATTTGCGCTAAAGCCATAGCAAGAGTGATATTGTACTTCATCTTGACATTCTTTAAATGTTGGTTAGCCGCCTTAATGCTCAGTGCATTACCTTCACAAATAGCTTTCAACATACCTGCGGTAGTAGAAGGCAGGTTCTGCACTTGATCGTACACACTTAACCCGGTCTTAGTGAGCTGGTCAAAGCTCTTTAAAATATGGTTTTTGTCGATAAGGTCAGTATACCAATTCTTTTTCTGCTCTTTGATGAAGTCTTTTGCCGTTTCGATTGTGCCTTTACGCTCGGTATTGGTAAATGCGTTAGCGATTTTGTGCTTGGCAGGAGCAACAGAATACTTGACTTCTTGGCTGTTTGATGATACAGTATCACTTACAGAAGCAGTATTACCACTACCGGTTTCGGACGTATACTGAGGGCTGATTTCATCAGCATGACGTTTAGTGGTTGCTGCTTCTTTTTTATTCCACATAGTCTTAATTGCAAGCTGTTTTTTATCATTGCTTACAACTTCTACAACAGTATATTCGCCGTTGCTATTGGCTTTCATGAATCTAATGGATTCTCTGCCCTTGTCGGTAGTGCCTTTTTCGATTCTGTCGGGAGATTTGATAACATCAATAGCTTTTTCGATGTCTTTTTGCGTAAGCCCAATTTGCCGTTTATCCTTTTCATTCCCTACACCATGTCTGTTTTTGATGTGTCTTACATCTTCGCTAAACCATACATGAGTAAAGTTTTGAACATCCATGCCAGTAGCTTTTTTAATAGCTTTCGCTTCTGCATTACTTACTTTACCTAGCACCATTCGTAAATGTTTAGCTGGGTTCTTTAATGCTGCATTAATAAATTTCTTAATATCCGCAGAAGTAATATTAAATTTAGGAGCTTCACTTGCATTATAAGTTTGCTGCTTCCACGCTTCGCCGCTCTCCAGTTTGCGGAAAATATTACCTTTGTTGTCGGCTTCGACGAACATCGTATACAACTTGTTGAGGAAGTCTTTTGCTTTCTGGAACAGTTTGCCAAACATCGAACCTTGTCCGCTCTGGCGCTTAATTACCCATTCCTTATAAGCATCGGCGATTTCCTCGTCTACGCTGCGTCCGCTCTCTTTAGCTTTCTTTGCGAAAGCTTTATATAGAGCGGCTTTTTCTTTATCCGTCAAACACAAGTCCATAGCTGCGTGAAGCGTTTCGTGGAACGCAGTGCCAACACGACTGTTGCGAGATACGCGGATAACGCCGTCGATATTCTTGCCGTCTAGCTGTTCCCATCTACTCCAATAGCCTTCTGCTTCGCTGGCAGCGCGGTTATGAGCCTCGCCTGCTTTCTCCGCCTGACGTTCATTGAGTAAAATCTGCTCTTCAATAACAATACCTAAACGCTTACCGTTAGGCATTGTAGCAATGTAGCTTCCGTCTTCCCGCTGCTCAAGCTCTGCGCCCGGCAGGGCTTTTTTGATTTCCGCTTCTACTTCTTCTTTTGCACGTTGTACTGCTTCAGAAGATACGGAGTATTGAGTATCGCTACTCTGCTCGCTGCTCTTATTCAGCGCTTCTTCAATTTCCGCTGAACGTTTTCTTAAAGATTCGTACTCATCCGCATATTTGAACGGCTCGTTAATCTTCGCTTCCAACTGCTTCATTTCCTCTTTGCCGCTGACAATGATTCTATTTGCAGTTTCCAAAGCCTTGTCGGGCGCGTGCATAATAGCGTGCTCAATACTACCTAAAGTCGGCTCGCAGAAATAGGTATCTTCGCCCACGATTTCAGCACGAACAGTATTTTCAGACGCTGTATATGCAGTTTTTCCGTCATTGCTCATGAACAGTTTACCGGCAGGAATAGCACGGAAGCGAATATCAAAGCCGCCAGCTTTAGCTACAACGCCGCCCAACTCATTAGTATAATGGCTGGCAATGCGTTCCAGTTCTGTTTTTGCATCAGTACGCTTAGTGTAGACGGTTTTGTTTCTGCCAATAACCATAGAGAAGTTCTCGCCGCTAATGTCTTTGCGATTTGCAATATCGGCTTTTGCTTTTTCGGCGTTGGCTTCCGCCACTTTGATGTTATTCGGTATAGCCGCCAGAACGCGCCTGTTCTTCTCTTGGTCACGACGATAATTTTCAGCAAGTGCTTCCATTTGCGTAAGTTTGGCATTAACCATTACACGCTCTGCCATAAGCGGGTTGCCGCTGGCTAGTGCTTCGACTTCGGCAAAGCTCAACACTGTTGCATCTGCATCTTCAAGGCTGCGCTGCACAAGGTTGCCGCTCATAGCCTGTCCGATCATGGTAGCTTTATTTTTCAGCTTCTCCCACATATTAGCATCAAAGCTGCCCTTGGTTACGTAGTTGAAAATCTCAACCTCTTCATTTTCATTGCCTTGGCGCAGAATACGTCCTTCGCGCTGTTCGATGTCACGCGGTCGCCACGGCGCGTCAACATGATGTTCTGCAACTAACTTGTTTTGAATATTAGTACCTGCGCCCATTTTTTCGGTAGAACCTATGAGCACGCGCACCTGTCCTTGACGGCAGCGCTCAAAAAGCTGCTCTTTCTGTGCTTTCGTTTTCGCGTCATGAATAAAAGCGATTTGCTCAGCTGGAATACCTTTTTTGATTAGGCCTTTTTTGATTTCTGCATAGACAGTAATGTTGCTATTATCTTCTGCTTCTTCTTTCTCTTCCACATCGTCGCTTTCATTAACCTTGTCTTTTTCGCCTTTTGGTGTCGATAAATCGCAGAACACTAGTTGTACGCCGTTGACATCATCGGTTTCTTTGTACTTATCCGCAATGTGCTCGACTACCGCCTTTATTTTGCCGCCAGCTACAGAAGCAGGTACAGCCGGGTCGACCAGTCGCATATCAAGTGATGCCTTGCGTAAGTCACCGGTAAGCTTAAGCATATTATCTTCTTGCGGGTCAACTGCTCTGTTATGAATTTTGGCAGCTCTTTCTTTTGCGGTTTCCTTAATGTAAGTTTCCAACGCACTGTTCATGGGAATTTCCACTACGGTCGGCTTGCCGTTTTTCAGTTTAGGAATTTTAAGGTCTAAGTCCTCAATCTTCTTTACATCAGCAACTTTGCGGAACATTTTTGTTAGTTCCGGCATATTGTTAAACTTCGTGAATTTTTCAACAGTTCTATACCCGCTGCCATCGGGGGATAACTCTGCCGTGGTTTCCTTGGTAGCAAACGTAGCTGCCCAGTTATCAAAGAATCCTAAATTTTTTTCTTTTAAACCTTGGTTATCCAGATAGCGCAACATAGTAAACATTTCCGCCATTGTGTTGGAAATAGGAGTGCCAGTCGCAAAAACTACACCGCGGCCGTTGTTAGCGTTGATGAGATACTGCGTCTTCATGAACATATCCATAGCACGCTGACTTTCTGAACGCGACATACCGGCAATACGCTGCATTTTAGTTGCAAAGTATAGATTTTTAAATTGGTCTGCCTCATCAACAAAAATTTGGTCAATACCTAGTTGCTCAAATGGAATTACAACATCCTTTGCCTCTTCGTTAGTATTTTCCTTAAGCTTAGCTTCTAGATTCTTTTTCGTTGTTTCTAGTTTTTTAACAATAGCGTTACCGCTTTTGCCTTCGGTGGCGTTAATATCTAAAATAGCCTGCTCTACTTCTGCAATTTGCTGCTCATAGAAGCGATTGTATGCTTCCGGCGACATAGGTATGCGCTTAAAAATATTGTGGCTAATAATAATGCCGTCCCAGTCTTCCGTGGCAATTTTACCCAACACGCTCTGACGCTTAGCATTCTTCTCTGCCTTGCGCTCTGCTAATTTAGCCTTGCTCATTTTAGATGCGCCAACAACGTTTACATCGGGTAAGGTGTCGCTACTAATCGTTAAAAGTTTCGCGTTTGGATAAATGCGACGGAACTCATTCTCGAACTGCTGCAACATATGGTTGGGAATAACAAACATTGACTTATTCGCAAGTCCTAAACGCTTCAGTTCCATAGCCGCTGTCTGCATACTCCATGTTTTACCTGCGCCTACACAATGCGCCATAAGGCAAGTACCGTCTTGCAGAATACGCCACACAACGTCTTTTTGGTGCTGCTTTAATTGCGGTTCTGCTGTGCTATAACCTGGGAACGTTAATGCGCTGCCGTCATAGCTACGTAGTACCCAGTTATTGAAGTTGCGATTGTAGTAAGCCAATAAACGGTTGGTACGTTCCTTATCAGTCCAAATCCACTTCTTAAATTCTTCTTGAATCTCACGCAGTTTTGCTTGTGCTGCAATAGTTTCTTCCTTGTCTGTATAAGTTTTACCGTCCGCGTCCTTATGCGTAACTGTTGGCGTACTTTGATTAAGTGCTGCTTCCAGCAGGTCTTTTACATTCTTGTACTTCGTGCCCCATGTTTGCGTTGCATCAACGCTAGTTTTTAAAGACTTAGCTTTTCCCCAGTCTACTTTCCATGTACCAGCAGCAGGAATATAGTTGACATCCATAATGTAGAAATTATTTCCCAGCAGATGTGCTGCGAAACGTTGAATATCACTTGCAGGAATCCACGGTGCGCCTAGACTTACAGAAATATCTTCCGGTTCAAGGTCTTTAGGTTGAACTTTTTTCAAAGCTTCAACATTCTTTTTGAATCGTTCATCAGTTTTTGCGGCGGTTTCAGCAATTTCTAGTTTCTCGCGAACGTTGCCGGATAGATATGCTTCTGCAAGTTCAATTCCGTCGGTGGCAGGGTTTTCGTATACACGTTCTCCCAGCTCTTTTAAAATGCTGTCCTCATCCTTGCCGTCCATAAGCTTCGACATATAACCAAGGTCAACGCCACCCGTTTGGCTCATTGATAAAGCCAGCGCATCATTTACATTATCTGCGTGTGTAACTTCTCTAACGGGATTTACAGTGCGCTGCGTAAAAATTGCACGCTTGCTTACAGTTGCTTTATTAGTCAGCGGGTCAACCTTATAATCTTCGATAGCTTCCAGAATGCCATAGTCCGGATCAAGTGATAACGCTCTGATATTCTTTTTATCGTTTATCGGGCCATATTGCTCAACAAACTTATCATAGACTTTATTAAGCTCTGCTCTCGTCTTAGTTAACTGCTCGTCAGTGGTATCAGGATTAATTTGTTCCGACAAAAGTCTTTTGGCAACATCACGCAGGGAAACATATTCTTTAGCTTTCTTTTGTGCTGTTTTCGGCAGCTCTGTCATTTCTGCCTGCTGCACGCGATATACTTTCCCGTCCTTCTCAATAAATGCGCCCTCACGGCTATTGTTCGGCGCAAGGAATTTTTGTGCGGATTCAATGGAATTGGTATTGCGGTTACTGGTTCTTGCTTCGTAAATATCCGCAGGAAGTTTCTTAATAGCTTTCTGCATCGCCTTATCAATATTTACGCCCTTGCCGTCGACTACAAGGCTACCATAGCGTCCGCCGGATTTCAGCTCACCGAGTACCATTTCGGGATGCTTCTTGAAATATTCATTGATAGCTAAATCATTGTTGTAATTATCCTTTACACCGCTAGGTACTGTTTTCAGCCAATCTTGCGTAAACTTGCTAGGCGCTGCTCCGTCTTTGCGCTTTTGCAAAATGATAACATCAGAAGTAACTTCCGTGTTAGCGTTCGCCTTAAACGTAGTATCGGGCAAGCGAACAGCTCCCACGAGGTCGGCTTTTCCTTTCAGCAGCGCGCGTAATTTTGCGCTGTCGCCGCGTCCTTGCATAGTATCAGTGCTTGTAACAAAGCATACCAAACCGCCAGGACGAACCTTGTCCATAGCCTTAGCAAAGAAGTAGTTGTGAATATTTAAGTTGTATTTATTATACTTAGCGTCGTCAAGTCTAAAGCTGCCAAAAGGCACATTAGAAATTGCAAGGTCAAAATAGTTATCGGGGAATTTCGCTTTTTCAAAACCTGTAATTTCAACGTTAGCTTTTTGATAAAGCTGCTTAGCGATTCTACCAGTCAGCGGGTCAAGCTCTACGCCGTTTAATGAGCTTTTGCCTCTCATGCTTTCGGGCATAACGCCGAAGAAGTTGCCTGTACCCATAGACGGCTCTAAAATCTTGCCGCCCTTAAAGCCCAGTCTTTCAAGTGCGCCGTAAATATTTTTGATAACACTCACCGGCGTATAGAAAGCAGTAGTAGTAGAAGCGCGTGCCGCCTTATACTCTTCATCCGTCAACAGCTCTTTAAGCTCTTTTGCTTCTTTTGCCCAACTGCTGTCCATAGCTTCGCCTTTGTAATTAATATTAAACACCGGTGACAGTCCGCCCCAGCCAACATAGTTGGCAAGGACTTCCTGTTCAGCCGGTGTCGCTTGTCTGCCTTCTGCTTCAAGCTGCTTTAACAGCTTAATAGCTTCGACGTTATTCTTATATTTCGTTTTTACACCACCGTCACCAAGACTGTCCTTAGTTACGGTGTAGTTATGGCCCGGAGTTTCGCTGGGTTTAGCATCGGCCTTTTGTGCAGGAGTTAATGGTACAGTTCCTCGTCCAGCAGCTCCTGTGCTATTCTCTCCTTGTCCCGAATATGCTGATACGCTTCCAGCTCCGTTGCTCCCTCGGGTACTGGGTCGTTTTTCAGCAGGCTCATTTTCAGGTTGTTGAACCTGTCGTTCGTATTGTTCATCTGATTGTCCAGATACTCGTCCAGTTTCCCCGCTGCTTTCAGCTCCTTGTACTGGCTCGGATTGCTGATTTTCAGATACGCTGCCAGACCTTGCTTCGTTGTTTCCATTTTCCTTACCTCCTTCGGTATTATCCTGCTTAGATTCTACCACATCTGCAACATTATCGGAAGTAGGATATTTCTTTACTCCCTCAAAGGCAGCATCAACATAGCCAAGGTATTCGTCGCCGTAATCATCAGCAAATTCGCGTTTAATGGCAGATAAGCTCTTGCCATTGTCCACGCCTTCTCCGACGTATTCCATTACCGCCGTCATAACATCATCGTTAAATTTTTGGTTATCCGGGTACTTTTTAAGAGAATCCCATACTGCAGGCAGGAACGGACGTACCTTTTCGCCCATAACATCAACCATGTTATCCGCCCATGCAGCAAACTTATTCACGCCTTTTTGTAAGTAGATGCCGCCAATCTTAAATAAAGACTTCATCAACGCGGGGTTAAACATAGGGTTGGCAGATAATTTGCTCATTTCCTTTTTAGCTTTTTCAATCTCTGCGTCTAACTCATCCTCGTTGAATACGTTCATAAACTTAGATTTCGGGACAACATCGTTCTTCTGCGGCTCACTCTTTTTCTTGCGTCCGATTAAAGCGTCAAGGGATTTTCTTGCGCGCTCACCGTCAAAACGTGTAGCAGGCTCTTTAGTTTCCTGCTTTTCAGCAGGTTTAGACTCTGCTTGCTTCTCCATGCCTACACGGAATAAATTATAAGTTTCTTTTGCGGCGCGTTCCATGTTCTCTTTAGCAAAGCTTCCGCTTTCCAGCAATTTAGCATAAGCAGGATTGTTGTCTACGTTGTCCGCAAGATAATTCTCCGCTGCATCGAAATAAGCAATTTTGAAGTTATCATACGTGTTATTACGTGCGCTTGCTTCTAAGTCTTTAGATTTGAACAGTGCGATTCTGATAGCATCTTTCGCATTCTGCCTAGCTTCGCCCTTATCGAACATATCTTTAATAAATTTCATTGCGCTTAAAGGCATAGAGGAAATCTTATCGCCTTTAACCAGTGCATCTGGGTTCTTGCTGAAAGTATCTGCGCTAGGCTTTGCTTTAGGTTCTGCTTTTTGTTCGCTTCTGCCTGTAACACGTTTAATAACTTCATCAGCAGTTTTTACTGCTCCTACGCTGATTGGCATATGATGAACGTCGAATGTACTAACATCATAATTGTAACCGAGTTTCAGCATTTCTGGATCGGATTCTTTAGAAATAATATGATAAAGCCTATTGTTGTTGTCAGAATACACAATAGCTCCGTCGTGTAATCCTTCTACGCCTTTTAATTCCTCATTAGCTTTGTCGACGCTCAGAATATTATCAATGCCAAGTTTGGTAGCAAAGGTATCCCACAATTCATCACGTTCAAGCTCATAGTCACGCTCTTGCGGTTTTGCTTCCTCGGTATAGCCTAACTGCTCTGCAATGTCCATTGCCTTTTCGGTTTTGCGTGCCTGCCATAATTGCTTATCTTTTTTCCATACATAGCCTGCTCTGCCCAGAATGCCGCCAGTGCCTTTGCCCTGTGCGCCGTTAAACTTGACTTGAATGATGTTAGAGTTATCGCCTACGATTGATACATCAACAGTAGTACCTTTAGGGAGATTGAGCTTTTCGCCTTGCTCAGTTTCACCTTTTTCAGCAGTCCTATAGCCTAACTCTTTCGCTATTCCCATAGAACGCTCGTTGACTTTGCTTTTCCACACTCCGTCACGCCATTTATAGCCTGCTTCTTTAACACTTTGTCTTACTTCGTCACTAGGCTTTTTGCTGAATTCTATTGTAATGCTCTGATTATCATCAACAGTAATGTCAGCGGTTATTCCTTCATCTTCCAGGATTTCACCTAAAGTACGGTCTGCCTTTCTTCTTGCTTCGGCTTCATGGTCAAGAAGTCCTTGCATATAGTCCCAACCGCCGGGCTGTCCACCCATAAGGTTATAGCCTACCGCTTTATTGGTTAAGCCTTTAGCAAAATTGTAGTTTTCTTCCGTAGCAGGTGCATAGTATTCGTCTAAAGCGACATTAGGAATAGTATTAGTTTCTGCTTTCTTCCAACCTGCATCAAGCATTTTTTTGATAGTTTGCTGATATTGAGGTTCTTTAGATTTCATAATACCAACAACTATAACATTATCTTCTTCTTTGCCGTTGCTCTTCACTGTAAACAAAAGGTCACGCGGTTCGGGTTTCTCCTGCGGTTTAGCAGTTTCTTTTACTTCATCTTGATTAGATTCGGTAGGCTGTTTCGCTTCAGTCTTGATACTTTCGGCACTTGCAGTTTCCCCAACGTTGCGTTTTGCCGCTCTACGTTCTTCCTCAGCTTTGTTAATGCGTTCTGCTTGCTCTTTGCCATAGTTAGGATTCTCCTTTAATCTAAGCTCTAAACTTTCGTAGGTCTGGATATAATCGTTAATCGGGTCAAGCTGTTCATGGTTTTCTGCGACGATCGCTTCAAGCTCTTTGCCCTGTACTCCGGCATAATAACCTACATCAGCGTTTTCACCAAAAGCAACTTCCTCTGCAATATCATACATAGCCTTCTGTGTAGGCTTTTTCTTATGTTCCTTGAAATACTTAGCATACCACGGGGAGTTATTGCTCTGACGATAAAATCTGCCACGATGCTGATTATCGAACTCGATAATAGGAATACGTGAAACGCCATTGCCTGCGCCCTCTGCCATAACATCGTATATAGGCTGCAAATACTCCTTGCGCATATCACGGAACATATTAAGCTGTCTTCTGCAAGCTTTTAATGGATGCTTCGGGTCATCGCCCCATACGAAAGCAATAGCATCCTGCATCCGTTCACGTGCACTTTTCTTCTCTGCTCGGTCATTGATAAAGCTTCTTGCCTCAATACCAGGCTTAGGCATATTGCGGCGAGCGGCTCTATCAGTGCTTAAAAGTTGGGTTTGCGGCAAAGCGGATTCGCCGTAGCGTTCAGCATGATACTCTTTATGCTCTTTATCCCATTTGTGCTGTTCCCTAACCTTCGGCAAGGTAATTTCTCGGAAATTACGTTCATCTAAAGCTCTGCCGTTTCTCGGGGTAGGTTCTATACTAGGTTGCTCCTGCTGTCTAATGTTATTTTGCAACGCAAGCGCTCTTCGTGCATTAGGGACAAAGGCGCTTCGGTAATCGTAGTTATATGATACGTTAGGCCTAAATGTTGCTTGTCCAGGTCTTACCGCTCCAATCTCTTGTTCGTTGATAAGCTTCTGATACTCTGCAATAGCTCTGATAGCCGCCTGTCTTTTAGCTTCTTCCTGTGCTGCGTTCTGTGTCTGCTGTTGCGGAAGTTCCCATTGCATACCGCTTTTGTCTGTTGCGGCATTATCGTTCTGCAATTTGAAGTTAGTAATATTCGCCATATCACGTGGAGAGTTAGCGAAATTATAAAGGCTGCCGGGGATTGTCTGTTCTTCATCAAACTGTAGATTAGGACGCAAGCCGTTAGCGGTTTTGCTACGTTTACGCATAATATTAGTTTGGATGTTGTTATTGAAAGCCTTTTGAGTGTCGATGTTAGGAATAGTTTCTATCTTGCCAAAACCATGCGCTAAAGCGTCGGCAGGAGAAACTTTGCGTTGTTCAAAGCCGTAACGTGCCGTGCGCTGCGGATTGTTGCCAGCCGCACGCAGTTCTTCCATGAGTGCATTGCTTTGCTTACGACGATTTTCAATTTCTTGTTGGCGTGTAAATTCTTTGCGCTGCGCTTCAACTTCTGGAGAAAGCTTTTCAAATTGCGCTACAGAATTTCTGTCCTGTGCTTCTCCGTTCTCCAAGTGGCTCACGTCAAAGCCCCTAGCAGGTCTTAGAGCGCCCAGAATAGCATCATCGGTATAATTACTCTCGTCAAAGTAATTCTCCTCTGTATCGTCAATTCTCACGCTGTCAGCCACATTCCCCATTCTTCCAAGCACTTCGTCTGCATACTCGTTAATGGAGGGATATTCGCCATTGTCGCCCTGTTTGCGGTTCAATGCTTCTTCGCTGTAATTCAGTGCGCCCTCACCGCCATACCATGCAATAGCTGCGCCACGTGCGCCGTACTTGTCATAGTATTGTCCAAGTTTAAAGCGTGCGACAATCTCTTGATTTTCCGGTGTTCTGGGAGCATCAGCGCCTATTCCTGCTTCCTCTGCCCATGCAGGCCAGTTGCTCGGCATAATCTGATACTTGCCATAAGCGCCGGTATCGCCGTTCTCTGCGTTATAATTGCCGCCGCTTTCCTGTCCTGCGATAGCGTTAATGAACGCTTCTTTACCGCTTACAGTTGCTTCTGGAGCTTCTTCAATAGTGCCGCCGTCTTCACTTGCAATTTCTTCGGCTACGTCGCTATTCTTTTTGGAGAATGTAGCAGATAAGCCAGAACCTAAACCACCAAGAACGCCACCGCCAATAGCGCCCATCTTTGCGGCTTCCATTGCTTCATCGTAGTTAAAATCAGCAGTATTGCCACGTTTAGAATAATCGCCGATAAGATTCTGTCCATACTCTTCTGCACCTTCGCCAATACCGCTAGACAATCCGCCAAGTGTCGCACGTTTAGCAATATCCTTAACGCCCTTTGCTGCCATATTGCCACCAAGCGCGCCAGTAATTTTACCTAAAGTACCAGCTTCAAGCATATTCATACCAGTCAGCCAAGCGAGATTCAATGCGCCGCTGCGAATTGCTGCGTTTCTGATTTCCTCATCAGAATAATTAGCAGTGCCCTGTTGATTCTCTTTACGCATATCAGAGATAAGATTACCAGATTCAGAAGCAGCTTCAAATGGTGAACCTGCAACATTAGCTACTAAATATTTGCCCATCGGGCTGCCCCATAATGTTTTGCCAGCCTGTACCGCCTTGCCTACGCTTGGAATAACTTTAGACGCTCCGCCAAGCGCCGCACCTGCTACACCGCCTACACCTAAAAGACTACCTATTCCAGCGACTACGCCAGCTTCTAATGCGCTTGCGCCGCCAGAGCCAAGTGCGTTACCTACTGCGCTGGCAACGTAGTCTGCACCTTCTAAGTTCTGTCCCGGTTGAGGGCTGTTACGTCTGGCTATTTCATCAGCCTTATCTGCCCAACTATTAAAAGTATCATTACCAAACGGCATAAATTCGCCAGCCAATCTAGCTGTGCCACCAAGTGTACTAAAAAAGCCCGCGTCTGCGCTATCTTTTAACCAGCCAAATACGCCATTGCCAGCGGTTTCTCCCTGCGGCATTGCGCCTCCAGACATATTGCTCAGTTCTGCTGCTCTTGCTTCCCAGCTATCGGCTGCTGGTTGATATTGATTTTGATTTCTTTTCACATAAAGGTCTTTTAATTTCCCGGCCATGATATGCTCCTTTTAAATAAAATATGCTATAATGTAGACAATAACCAAAACAAAGGAGAGATTATTGTGAGAGAATTTATTCACTACATATACCTTGTTTTAAAATTAATAGTCATTGTAATTTGTCTATATATCTTTGTCGCCTTAGCTTTTGTAGTTATTGGCGGAACCATGATGGATATATTTTTGAAATAAATAGGCTTTAAAAAGAGGACAGTTTTAAAACTGTCCTCTTTTTTATTTACCGTGTGCAAGATTCCAGAGTGGTCTACCATTAGCAATGTCAGAACCAATTTCAGCTATTTTTGCTATAGTTTGGTCAACTGTATTAACGTCATTCGTCCCCGGGTAAAGCGTTTTATTAAGTCTCTTTTGTCTTGCTGCCGCTTCTTCTTCCTTTCTCCGTTTAGCTCCCTCGTGGTCAAAACTGGAAGCAATTATCTTATACCACGGATGGTCAGTGCCAAGGCGTTCTGCTGCCAGCTTTAAAATATCTTTAGCGGTATATCCGTCTTTAAGCGCCTGGTTAATACCTGCATTAATAGAGTTCCAATCATTCCAATCAACGCCTTGTTTATCGCTATCAGAAACATCGGAATGATTATTAGTGTCCTGCCCATTGCCAGTTTTACCTATGCGTTCACGCCGGTATTGCTTTATCATGGCTCGTGATTCTTCCCATTCTTCTTGCATAGAAGGAGGAAGTTTGAAATTCGGATTTGCTGCCTTGTGTTCTTGATAATATGCTTCTATTTCGCCAGCACGTTTCTGTGCTTCCTTGTAATCGGCAGTGCTAATGCTATATTTGCCATTTTTAGACTTCAAGCCAGCGAAATATACTCGCTCTTTAAAATTCTGCTCCTTATCCTCTAAGTTCCATACACGATTCTGTATAGCATTTTCACGCGCAACCTTAACTTGCTTGTCATACCTCTTATCAGCAACTTTCTCGTTATACAATGCCAGAGGGCCTACAATCTGGCTTGCGTAAGTCTTATAAGTATCGGGAGAATACTGTTTAAGAGTTTCAAGTTCTGCCATAGCCTGCATAAAAGAAACTGCGTCCGGATCATGGTGAACGGAATATAAATTGCCGTCCTCGCCTTTCTCCACGGTGTCATAGCCATAGAACATCTTCTCTTGGATAGACGGAAGAAGAACCGCGTCTGCTCTCTTTGCAATGTCGCTTTTGACTTCTCCGACTTTCTCGTCGATAACATCTTTAGCAAGTCCTGCTTTTCTCAACGCCTTACGCACATTATCTTCGGTATAATCTGGATTCCAATTATACGCCGCCTGTGCCGTTGGGTTGCTAGCAAGTAAAGCTTGAGCTTCTTTTTCTTTATTTAATGCGTTCTGATTTGCCTGTAAAGCCTTGTTAATTGAATATTCCTTGCCGCCTGCGCCCTTTAATTGGTCAAGCGGGGAGGGAACGCTAAGCTTATACGGGTCTTGCGGCTCTGCCATTTGTGCGCCCATTCCCATAAAATCAATGCCGGGCTGGTTAAGTTGTCCCATCCCTGTCGCCTGTGTTGCGCCCTGTGCGCCTGCCTGCTGTGCTATTTTGTTGGTTATAACCTGCACTGCATCCTCATCGCTTATGCCTGCTCTACGAGCGTCTGCGATACGCTGAATTGAACGTTGGTTCTGCATCTGCTCAATAATATCATCAGCTTTTGCGCCTTGCCGCTTTTTGGCATTTGCCGCCCACATATTGCCGTATGCGTCGCCTAGCATCATGCCAATTTGAAAAGCGGGGTCTATATAATTACTTGCCATATATATTCACCGCCTTATTTTTTACCGCCACCAAGATAATTCCAGAAGCCGGAATTGCCAGCTAAGCCAGTAGCAGCGCCGCCAAGGAACGAACCTAAGCCGCCACTATTGTTTTTAACCGTAGTTGTGCCATACTTGCCTGCGATACTACCAAGAGTACCGGAGTTTGCGCTGTCCAATCCCAAGGACAACTGCCACATCTGTTTAGGAATGTTGATAGCTGCATCCTGTGCGCCTGCCGCAGTAGTAATTCCCTGTCCGGCATTAGAAATCTGGTCATTGTACAAGCCGCCTAAGGTCTGAACATTGTTGGTAAACTGATTAGCCATAGTGTTGGCTACATTCTTACTAATATCGTTCATGCCTTGATTGGTTACACTGCTGTTGATAACGCCGTTGTTGCCCATAGTGTTAAGCAAGTTGCCTACACTGTTCTGAACGCCGCTCTGAATAGCCTGTGTCATATTGTCTGTGTATGCCTGCGGTAACTGTCCTTGAGTAAGGTTGCCAAGTCCTTGCTGTGCATTGCTGATTTGCTGCTGCGCGTTCTTGTTAGCAGTGTTGAAATCATATTGTGTATCAGCAAAACTGTTCCACAAAATGTCACCGGCGCGCTTGTTAAGCTGAATCATGTTAGGGTAAATCTCGTCAAGATACCCCATTTGCTTAACTAAAAGCTGGCGTTCTTCCGGGGACATTGTATAAGTAGTTGTGCTGCCACCCTTACCTTTGAACATTTGCAGGTCGAAATAAAACTTTTTCATTTGTTAACCTCGCTAACAACGTAATAAGCATTACATTGTTTATCCTCGTCCCACCATGCAGGCCAACAATAAAAGGGCTTCCCTAAATGGTTAAGCCCCTCAATCTTGTAACCGTTGTGCCGTTCCGGTTGGACAATTTTTGATTGTATTTTAAACTTCAGTAATCGTAAATAAGGCAAGATATGTCTTGTACAGATAGTAACCATGCGCGGTATATTATATTCCCTGCAAACGCGCACTCCCATATCGTACCAATACTTGCCGTCCCCGCAACATTCATATACGTACATCACTGAATGGTCCGCCGCTACCCAATACTGTGCGAATCCTTTTTCTTCATCGAACAGTGTAGTGTAGAACGGAGGGCAGTAATGTTCGTCCCCTGTCTTTTCTTCGTATATTTTTACCCATTCTTCATAGGTCAATGTTCCCACCTCCCGCCGCACGAATTGTTGATAACGTGTTGCTAATACAATAACAGCCAACACCTACAATCCCTTGCTGTGACTACGTTTGAGCTTGTTGCTAATGTGTTGCTATAAATTCTCAACCAGCAAAAACTTTCAAACGCAGTTGTAGCAAGACTTTCAGCGTTTTTACGCGCCTAAGATAACAGCCTCAACCTCAGCAACAGTTGTCGCAGCCTCTACCTTGTCCTTAGCCTTGCGATACGCTACGTGCAAGGCATTGGAGCGTTGTGCTACGGACGCGATAACGCAACGTAAATCGTCAGCAGTTACGCTAACATCAGCATTATCTGCTGTCGTCCAGTCGAGGCTGGCAACGGCCTTTGCTTGGGCAGTCTGTACATCTAAGGCAATAATGGCAGCGTTGATACGCTCCCTCGCCTTGTCATCGTAGTCATAACTGTTACCATTGTAGGTAATAGGTTCTACCTCTCTTGCATCCCTCTCAGCCTTAAGTCTTTGCACCTTATCCGCTTTAACCTCATCAAGCGTGCGTTCTGGAGCTGTCAGCATTGCTCCCTCTGGCAACGGCCCCAGTTCTTTTATTTCACGAGCAGGTGCGCCGTATTTGTCCTCTGGCAGCCAATATTCTTTACCTCGGTTATCTTCAATATTCTCCCAAGCACCTTCTTTGAATACACTTACATATCCTTGTTGCAGAGTAGGCGCAGAAAATGTTGCATCAGCAGGTAATAAATAGATTTCCTTCTGTTGCAGTTGAGTTTCCAAGGGGTCAAGAAGTGCTTCTGTCTTGCCTAAGTATTCTTTTGTTTTTTCATCATACTTATATACATATTTCATTCGGTGTTACCTCCTTATTAATATTTAATGATGTAGCGCATGGTTACAGCAGGTGGCTGAACAGTATTTGAGTTGCCGTAGATGGCGTTAGATTTAGATGCGTCAAATATACCACCCTTACAATAGTCTGCTGCATATTGTGATGTATTTTTTGGTAAATTGTCATACGTTAGCGAAGAATCCTTTGGTTTGTCACGTTTAAAGCACCCTGTTACATTATTAAACAGGCTTAAGATTGAATCATTATATGTACTCAAAGCACCTGTAATATTCGGCAACCCCGCATTTTTAACAGTACCAACAGTATTGCTACCTTGAATAAATTTATCTGTTAGGTTAGGCAAGTTAAAAGTTGCGCTCCCATCCCCCTCACCATAAGTTGTACCAATTACATCAAACAGTTTTTTGTAGGTTGTGCGGCTTACTTTTGAGCCGTCACAGAGCAAATAGCCGTCGGGTAAAGTGTTGTTGCCAGCAAAGGCGATAATGCTGCCTGTGGGGTTAAAGAACGTTGTATCAATGCCTAAGTTAGCTCTAGCGCTACTAACATTGTCTGCTCCAGTACCGCCATTAGCAATAGGAAGAACATCCGTGTATCTTTGAATTAACTTCCAACCTACAGTTCCGTCTGTAATTGCTTCACCAGTAGTCTTGCTTGCAATGTTTAAATCTGTTTCCGCTGTTGTACCTGCCTGCGTGCATAAGAGTAAAACCTTGCTGTTTGTACTGCTTGCCACTACGTCGCCTGCTTCATATGCCGTAGCAGGCCTGCGGCCAACGCCCTCAATTTGCTCTACAATATTTTCATTGAGTAGTTTATGATAATTGCCGTCAGCGCCCAAGATGTAATAGGGAGCTTTAATATCTGTGCCGATTGCCATAAAAATCACCTCATACCTTTATCCATATCATAGCTCCCGAAGCAGGCATATCCGGGGATGCCGTAATGCCGTTACCGGAAGCAGAATTACAATTTGTTTCAATCCATAATTTTGAGCCGTCCGTTGGTTCTGTCAGCCCAATATGCACATCGCTGATTTCCGTTGTTGTGCCGCCACCACCGCAATACGGGAGACTGTTCCAAGATGTAACGCCGTCGCCAACTTTGAATTTATGTTTCCCGTCGTCACGCCTTTCTATGCCAACTTCATTCTTGAGCAGCACTGGATTAGCCGCAGACCACTCACTGCTAGTGCCACCGCGTAATGTAAGATGCTCAACTCTTAATGTTTTGCTCATCGTCAATCAAGGAGTACCGCAGTTAAGGATAAGCGTGTCGCCAGTGGTCACGACACTTGCTCCGTCCGACAAATTCTTAACGCTCTTTTGGGTGAAAGCTGTATCAAAACGAGCCTGCGTATAGTACAAGTTGTTTGTACCTTCTGCGACATCAGTAGTAGTGAGCACAACTGCACCAGTCTTGCCGTTGACACTTTGCACAACGTCTGTCGGATGTGGAATCTTTACCCAATTGTTTAGGGTGCTCGCAGGAGCGGCTGATAAGATGTATGTATTGCTGCCTACGATAGCCATATCGCCCTTCTGCGCGTTTAGTTTCACCATCTCAGCAGTAGACGTTACGGTAAATACATCGACAACTGCAAGGGCTGGTAGAATGCCCTCTGGGAGCTTTCCGTTGGAGTCCAGCACTACTACGTTGCCTGCGGAAGTACCGACGTTCTTGCTGGCTGCTGTGCCTGCGTCAGACACTTTAGAAAGAGTAATGCTAGGAATATCACTCGCGGCTAGGTTTGCGCCAACGGTAACGCGTCCCTGTGCGTCAGTGGTTACTTTACAGTAAGTTCCGGCAGTACCAGTCGCAGGAAGCGTGTAAACAGTAACCTCACTGCCGTTCACTTTAATATTACCATTGGTAGTAGATGCTTCTACCAATGTGCCAGCCCATTGCAGCTCGCTCCATTTTTTACGCCGTCACCAATTTTGAAACGTGCAGGAGAAAAACCTGTATCTACGCCAAGCTCTCGCACGCTCAACACTGGGTCAGCAGCGGTCCATTCACTGCTGCTGCCGCCGCGCAAAATCAATTTGTTAACATTTAATGTTTGCGCCAATTTTAAACACCTCCGGCATTTATCTCTGTAATTTCTTTATAATCTCTACCGACACACGTATAAGTCAGCGTTGATTCGTTAAAAATATAAATAGCGCCCTCGTCGTCAACCACGTAAAAAGCAGTGCTGCTGCCAATCGCTGGCAGTTCGCCTCTCGAAGTTATATGGATAATGGGGCGTTTGACATCAAGTCCAGTAGCGACAATTCCAGTGAGGTTATTGTTTACGTGCATCGTGCCGCCAAGCTCTGTCTTTTGCTCTTGAACGCAAGCCGTTAGGTATGTCGTGTTCATTTCGCGATTCCCTCCTCGATAATAAAATCTGTTGGAGGAATAATAGTTGCGACTGTACCGTCAGCCTTCGTTAGAACAACGCCATATTTGTATGTACCTAAATCAAGATTTGCTGTGTCGGCCTTGCCAATAGAACACATCTGGTCGGCGTTGAAAGTTTTAGTGATTAAGGCGGCTTGCTCTTCCAAAGCTCCGCTACCGGGCTTCTTTACGTAAAATTTCACAACATCATTCCCGGCAGGAATATAGGCGTTGCCGCTTATATCCGTAATATCAACCACCAGAACGCAATCATCACCACGCGTCAATGTTATTACGTTTTGAAAAGCGTTAATCATGGCGCTGCACCTCTATTCGCTTGTACTTTTTACCGGAACCCACACTGGCGGTTTGGTAGCATCTGTATCTGTCGGCTCCGTTTCGGATGTAGCAAGCAGGCTGATATTCTTCGTGGCAATACCGCTATACGCACCTAACAGAATGTCTGTGTTAATTACAAAACTGATTTCCTTTGCACCTACACCTGTAGCCTTAGTTTCATTTACAAATCCGCCCAAAGACGGGCGGTACACTAAAATCTCGCCGTCTTGAATGTTTGTGCTTAACACTGGTTTGTCGCCAATCTTGCCAGCGCTGCCAGTCGTGTCGACGTTGATTGTTCCCGTTACCGGGTCAATGACTGCTACTTTCTGATTCGTAAAACGCTGCGTGTTGCTGTTGTATACCAGTGCTTCACCGTCAGCCAGTGCATTTGTAACAGCAATTAAAACATTTGCGATTTGAGCAGCATTGCCAGAAATGTTCACGGCCAAAGTGTTCTTTTCGCCGTCAGCTTCTGCGGCAGTAAAGCCGAGGTCTGTTTTGTCGATGAAGCCAATCTCTTTAAGGCCTAGATTCTCCTTATTCACTTCACCGATATACGTCCATGCTGAGTTGTCTGTGTTGCGAATATAAAGCTTTCCTTGGTCGGAGATTTTGATTTGGTGAGCTTGTGGCTCTTCAATTCCCTCTTTATTTTCGCGCAATTCATTAAGTAGGCGATAAAGTTCTGCTATTTCCGTAACATAACACTCACCGAACTCATGAATCGTTCCTCCGCGAGGAGAAAAGTCAAACGGTTTTTTCTCTTTTAGTTTTGCCATTTTATACCTCCACGACATCCAATTTAATCTTATTTAAAATAAACTTACATCCATTTCCATATAATTTAATGCGAATTGATTTATCGCGATAACGAATGCGCTTGTCGCTGATTACATAAGAATCATAATCAAGCACATACTGTTCATTGTCGTAAACATATTCTATGTTTCCATATACTAAATCGTCTTGATTGGAATAAACTACTCTGCGTAGTTCCGTGTTGAACACATAATCATTGTTGAAATAGACAAAATTAGTGTTGCCATACACCAGTGAATCCAATCCAGCAATATATTGAACAGGAATTGGAACTTTAATGCTCCTGCCTATATGTAGTGCCGCAGTAGTCCCGCTGTCAGCAAATCCGGTGCAGGCAAGAACAATGCGTTTCAGAAGATAGTTATAATGGCTGATATGCGTTTTCATCTGTAAGTCATACTCTAAAGGCTTACCCTCATCCGTATAGCTAAATTCGTCTAGTACGTCCACGCCGTCCTCTTTAATGACATAGACATCTTCATCAATCGCCAGCACATCAGTTACTGCTGCATTAAATAGACGCTTAAAGAAACCTTGAACGTTAAGGTCATAAAGCAAAACGTTCTCCGTGCCGTCCAGAATCCATAACTGGTTGAGTGGCGCAACATAACGAACACTAACACTCTCGCCAAGCTTTCCCAGCTCTCTACGGACGTTCTGCGCAATGTCAGCAGGTTTCATGCTGCCGTATTCATCCGTTGTAGTAATGGCTTGCAGCCTGCGTGTTCCTAAAATAAATGTGTTGTTAAGCACATTGCAATAAGCATTTCTGCTTTTACATTCTACATTTCTCGCAACTTCATGAATTTGCCAATCTGGGAATTCTCCTGCTAGCCTGAATAGCATCCCATTATCTTTGATAATAAGAATGTCGCTTGACATATTAACCATGCCTATAATCTTGCCGCCTGCTTTATAACCAGCTTCTACAAAGACGGAAGCTGAAGGGTCATTGCTGTTTTCAGTCCAATTTTCTTCGTCGCCAACGCCGCTGTACCGAATCGTTTCGTCATCAAATACCAGGACGCGTCCGCTACGCACATAGCAGCCATTGCACTGTTTTGGGGCCGTGGATATAGTTTTCATTTGATAGCCTGCTATGTACTGCAATAGTCCGCCACTAGCTACGATCAATCCGTCTTCCCATACTGTTGTTATTGGCTTTAAGCATCCGCTCAACCTGCCTATCTGTACAACTTTACTGAAGTCACTCGATAGTTTTGAGCTAAAAACAGTACCGTTATCCGCGAACAATACAATGTGATCGTTTAATGTATCGTAAGCAGCCGAAGTAATCTTGTAATCACTATGCGCAGGAATGCGATATTTTATCTTTGTCCCGTCGACAGTTTTCAACAGCCCTGTTATAGTCTGAACCTCGAAGTTGATACATCTTGAAAGTTGGTTTTCAGCTATCTGCTCTTCGGTAGTCGCCGTATTTAATCCTCCGGTGAAGTCGTAAAACTCTACCTGTTGCTGATTTTGATGTTTAGTTGATAGTCTCATCTCATCACATCCTAGTAACTATCTACAACATGAACCATTGGAGCATATTCAGCCAACTTAGTGCTAACATTTGTCTGTATCTGCGTTATTAACTGCGTTTCTACAGTTTGGTCGAATTCGTCAATCATGGACAGGCGCATTGCTGCATACTCTACAACGTTGTCACTGTAATCCTCTGGGAATGGCAAATCATCATCTTCAGAAAGTTCTTCTGCCGCCGGGATAGCAACTACAATGTATTTATACGTTTTATCCGGAATTGGATAAACTTCAATAGCTTTTATTCCTGCCGGTACAAACAAATTCGGCTCAGCTCTTCGCTCTGTATCATCAATATAATGCAGCGAAGTTAAATGCAGCCGTTTACCATTGCAGCGCACGTCAACATAATTTAGCGGAACGAACTCTAGCTCAATAATGTTTTCACCTTCCGTCAGTTCCCCAGTAATCTTCTGTGAAAGCATGGTAGGCTGATTAGTGATAAAGATATTGCGGATAAAGCGTACAGCCTCATTGATAACGTCAAGAATTTGATAATCATTCCAGCGATTTGTATCTTCGTCAGTGATTTTCATTCGCACCAATTTTACAACTTGTTTTACTTTCATAAAATCCCGCCCCTAAAACAAAAGTAAAGGGCAGGGAATGTATCCCCGCCCTTATGCGATTAGTCGTTTGCAGAAGAAGTAATGATTTGTACAACGCCAAAGTCTTTTTCGTTGAATTTAGACTTGCCAAAGCCCATAATACCGCCAACAGCAAAGCCAACCTTGTTTTCGTAGTCGAAAGATTTCTCTTTCCAGAACGGCTCTTTACCGATTGCCTGCACGCCAGCTTGGCAGCCTAACAGTAAAGCATGGCCAACCATAGCTTTAGAAGCGCCGGTCTGAGTACGCTGCAAATTCTCGTACTCATGCAGTACAACGCCGTCCCATACGCCCAGCATACCGCTGAATAACGGGTTTTCAATGCCACGCTCAGCGCAGTTATACTGAGCTTGCAGCCATTTGGTGTCCTTCTTCAAGTCGCGTGCTTGGTACGGGTCAACCAGCAGAATGTAGTATTCTTTGCCGTTAACCTTCGGGCGGCGAATCTTAGGAGACATGGTTTTAGCCTTACGCGCTGCGGCGGAGATAAGGTCGGTGGTCAGCAGGTCGGTAGCGGTGATAGTGCCCTCAGCAGTGTTAGAGCCTGCATACATAGCGTGGCTAGTGGTCGGAGAAGCAGTCAATGCTTTCACAATCTGGCTTTCGATGTACTCAGTCAGCCAGGTCTTCAAGCCGTCTTTCGCTGCGGTGCGCAGGTCAAGAATAGTTTTCTGCTCTTCCATTGCGCCCTCTAAGCATACTGCATGGCGGAATTGGTTAATGGTTACACTGTAATCGTAGAATTGCAGTGCTTCTTCATTACCTTCCAACATAGCGTCGCCCATAATCGGGTCACCGGTAAGACGCATCATCAACGGAATAGTGATTTGGTCACCCTTCTCTTTTTGCAGTTGAGTAACCTTTTGAATGATAGAATCGGTAGAAGTACCGGTGAATTTAGCAAAGAAGTTGTCGCGCTGTGCTTCTTTCCAAAGTTGCGCTGCCCATACTTTCTTTACAAGGTTTGCCGGAACCTTAGTGTCGGCAAACATCTGCAAATAAAACTCGAATTTCATTTATTAGTCCTTTCCGCGGACTTTATTCCTCATAATCACCGGGAGCGATTTGCTGTCCCATAATGCGCTTTAATACATTTGGTGGGATTTCGTCCATTCTACCGCTATTGATGTAGTCGGTAATAGTTGGTGTATCCCATACAATATCGCCTTTAGTGCTGCCGCCCACTTCGGGAGCGGTAGGAAGTTTTGCCGCTTCTTGAATTTTTTTGTTTGTTTTCGGCTTATTAACTGGAGTGTTGTCTGTTCCCCAGCCGTCACCCAGAACTGTGTCCATAAAGTCTTTGACAAAGAAGTAGTCTTGTGATGTTCCTTTTCCCTGATCTAAACGGTCGATAGCTCCTTGAGCTGCCATAAGAAAGCGTTGTCCACGGCTCTGTGCTGCCTTGCATACCTTGTCCCATTTTGCTTCATACTCCGGGTCCGCAAGAAATTTCTCGCAACGGCTCTTGTATTCAGCGGTGGTTGACTGAATATCAGCAAGGTATTCACGCTGTTTTTGCACGTATCCCGTAACTTCCTTTCTGACTTCGCCCATATATTGAGTAGTCAAAGCGTCATAGGAGTCTTTAATGCTCGGGTCGTCGCTATACTCAATGTTTTCAACATCTTCTTCGGACAAATTGAGTTGTTTGGCGGCTCTGCGGCGCGCTTCTGCGGTCATAAGCTTAATCTGTTCTACGGTAAAATCGCCTACTGCCTGCGGTGGTTCAGCAGGTGCAGGGGATTCCTGCTGTTCGTCCTGCGGTGCGGCGGCGTTCTTATACTTAGCCAGCTCTGCTTCTAACTCGCGTTGACGCTCTTCTGCGGCCTTCATGCGCTCGTTTACGCCTTTGAATCGGTTATATGGGACATTGGAACCCTCCGGAACTTCCTCTTCTTCCTCAGTCTGTTGTTCGGTCGGCTCTACATCTTTGTTGTCGCTGTGATGGTCAGCGTGAGCTTCCTCTTGCTGTTCCGGCTGCTCCGCAGGCTCTTCCTGCGGCAGCTCGTCTTTGAATTGCTCCAAAACATCAGCATCAATACCGGGAATATCGTCATTAAACATCTGGAAGTTAAAAGTAAACAACATATCAATTACTCCTTTACGTTTTACGCCCGTCGGCTAAATGCGCCCATATCGTCGGCGGCACGATATAAGAAAAGCGATTGTGACTACAAAACCTGTAACGCCTTGTAAATCTCAATCGCTGTTTCAATCTGTTTAATTTTTAAATCACCTGCGCCCTCTCCGCTAGCTTCAAGCAGTGTTAATGCTTTATTAATCATAGCTTGGTCAAGCTTCTTCAAGGCCTTGTCTGTGGCTTGTGAGCGTTCCAACATCATATATGTATGACGTTCATAAGGGGATGCATTGGGTGAAAGCACTGATATACCTGCATCCAAAAGCTCCTGCTCTTCGGCTTTCTTTTTTACTGCTACCATTGTTTATACCTCCTATAATACTGGCTTATTCGCTTCAACCAAACCATTAACAGCGGCCTGCGTCAATGGTGACTGCGCCGCCTGTTGTGTAGGCTGTTGCGCTATTGGCTGCATCTGCGGTAATTGTTGCGGCATACCGCCTTGCTGTCCCATGTTAGGCATACCGCCCATGCCCATGCTCTGCGCCATTTGCTGGATACTCCATTGCAGGAACGCGTCGGCGTACTGCTGCGGCAAAATACCTGCTTGCGCCGCAAGTTGCAGCTGCAAAGGTAATTGCAGGTCTTTGTAGGCAATGCTGCGAGAGAGTCGCTTCTGCTTCTCCAGCTCCATTTGAGCCTGCATCTGCTGTTGCTGTGCCTGCGCCTGTTCTTCCTGCTGGCTTTTCAGTCGGCGTTTGATTTCTGCTTTCTGTGGAATATCCGATAAGTCAATCAGAATATCCATGATCATGTTGCCTTGAATACCCAACTTTCCGCAAGCATCTACTAAGCTCCAGAACTGAGCTGTGCGCTGTGTCGATGTAGCCGGTGTATCAGCAATGACAATATCAAATTCGCCCACGGATAAGTCGTTAAGCGTCTTGGTAATCGTCTGAATCATGCCTGTTTGTGGGTTGACCTGTTGTTGCTGAACCTGTTGATTAACAGTAACAATCTGCGGTTCGCCGTTTTCGCCTACAATTCTAAACGTCTTTTGCTCTGTGTAAAACTGCGGGATGATACCAGGTGCGCCACGTTTTCCCCATAACATATCTACAATCAGCTCTTTAGCCATACGCAGGTTGTCAAACAGTCCTGCGATATGAGTAATAGCCTGCTTCTGCTTCAACTCAATAGCACGGCCAGACTGTGAATTGCTAATGTCAGTACCCATTAAAGCTTCATTGATACCGCTGATGCTAGGCATTTCGTTCATCGCTTCCTGCGACGCATTAATGATGTTAGACGGCGGTGCTTGCGGTTCAAGTCTTTGCAGTTTCTGCATGGATAACGCGCCGGGGTTGACTTTAAGTAATGCGCCCGGTGTAGAAGCATTGCGCTTAAAGGATGCTTCCTGCTGCGGCGACATTGCGCCTTCCTCCGAAATCCAACCTCCGTTAGACTGCGTGTTAAGGATATGCAGCTCTTGACTGCGGCGCTTGTTTATCTCACGTTGCGGGTCTTTAAGATCTCGCACGACACCGGAAGGAATATCATCCTCGCCCTGATAGTAACAGATGAAGGGAACGAATGGGATAAATCCATGCTTATAAGGCGATTGAATATCCTCTAAGACAACATTGTCAAAGAAGGCTAACATACGAATCTCCGTGGTAGTCACTGTCTGCTGCCGAAGAATCATGCCTAAAGCTATCATATCTTCGGTGACTTGCTCCACCAATTCGCCGCTCTTTAGGATAAATAACTGTTTTTGAACCGCCTTCTTGTACCAGCATTCGGCAAAGCGAATCTTCTTCGTTTCGTGTGAGTACCATAATTCATTGTATTTTTTGTCATTCTCTGTTTCTTCTGTCATATATGCGGCGGTCTGGGCGTTGATTTCATCTGCCTGCTGCGGATACTTGGCGGCAAGCTCATCTTTGTCTACCCACCTAGCACGGATAACATACTTCATGTCACGCATATGCTTGTCGCGGCTCTCCGGGTCGGCGTAGATGTCAAAAGGCGATACGCGTCTGATAAACGCGTCACCGTCCTGCGCCAACCAGTCGAATTTATATCCTACTTCAAACCAACCGATACCGGTAACAACGCCGTCATTAAACACGTCGCTCTCCTCGTAGTTGTAGTGACTTCTGTCCATGATGTACTTCGTCACGCCTTTTCTAAGCTGTGCCTGCTCATCATCATCGTTTGTGCGTGGCAGGAAGTCAATATCATAGCGGTTAAGGCGTTGATAGCCGCTTAAAACATTGATTAGCGGCTTGATGCGGTTAATGGTAATCGCAGGACGTTTAGCATCTTCAAGCGTTTTCTTATCGCCGTCCGCCCATTGTTTACCGGAATAGAATTCTCTATCCTCTCTCGCCACGTTGCGCCACTTCTGCTGCGCTTCAACGGCTTCTTTGAACCACCGCTTATACCTTAATAGCTTACTGTTCTCAGCGACAAAGGTTGTTGAGTTGTCCTCCGATTTGGCGTATTGAAAATCATCTAACATATCTCTCACCCCTCAAAGTCGCGTGGGAACTGCTGTTTAATGGCGTTAAGGCCCGCTAAACACGATAAACATAGCGCTCTCGCCGTCGGCAGGTTCTTCACCTTGACTTTTATTCGTCCAGACTCATACTCTGCCAGCTCATAATCATCACAGAAATGTACAATGCCGTACACGCATGACTGTGACACAGCGCTCACCATGCCGCAGACAGCGTGGAACTCCTTGCTGTGTTCCTCGTCATGCCCTGTTACCTTTAACTCTATATCGTTTGGAGTCATGTTAAGCTCATATCTAATCATCCTATACTCCCATAAAGCTTCTTCTGCTGTTGCTCTCGTTGTTATAATCAAACTTCCAGCCGTCACGCTTACCCTGCTTCTTCGGCGCTGTCGGCTTCCACGGTCTACTCATACAGCCGTAGCCTATCGCGTCGATAGCATGATCTTCGCCGTTCGTGTCGTACTTCTCCGGCTGATTCTTATCGTGGGTTATCTCCGGCAAGGTTCTGATAAGGTGGAAGCAGGTGTTGAACACCTTTATACCTGGGTGACGCTTCCCTTCCTTATCTTCCCAGCCTTGCAGCCGCAGGCGAATTTCTTCGCCAACCTGCTCTCTGCCTTTGACAGACGGGTTAAACATCATGCATCCGTTATCCATCAGCACCCTGTTTATCTCCTCAGCTATGCTCGGCGCTCCTGTGTCCTGTTTACCCCAGCAGGCATTATCTAGCACGGCATATCTAATCAAGCGCTTGTCGGCGCTCTCAGAATCGGCTATGCGTTGAGCAACAAGCGTGCTAGGCTCTTTAGTACCCACGTTAGCCTTACCTCCGTAGCCGTAAAGCTCTCTATAAACGTACATCACGCCGTCATAATCGACCGCTATCCAATAACAAGCATACGGATGATAGCTGCCCCAGTCCATACACCTAAACCTCATCCAGCCGTCAGGGATTTTAAACGGCTTGATAACGTGCAGGCTCTCGCTCCAATTATTAAAGTACTGCCCGCCTAGCAGGCCCCATTCGCCCAAAGCGTACACGCGATAACCTTCTGGATCTCGTTCTCTGCGGCGCTCCATACGCATTTTATATTGAGCGTCGACGAACAAATTATCCTTGAAGGTCGACGTGTGCGCCAGAACATTAACGTCTGGCGTGTCGAAAAACTTCCCTTTGAGCCAATGTGTCGACGATACCGGGTTAAACGTGGCTATCATCTGATAGTAGAGGTTGGGGTTATCCAGCTTGCCGCGCAGGCGGTCGTCAAGAATATCAAAATCTTCTTCCGTCAGCTCCGTAGCTTCCTCGGCCCATATCCACGTCAGCTTACCTTTGTCGCTCGTGATTGACTTAACCTTCTCGCGTTGTCTATCGTCCTTCATTCCTCTAAAGATAACGCTGTTGCCTGTGTCAAGGCACGTCAGCCTTAGCGGGGACTCTCTCACGCTCCAATGGCGCTCCCATGCATCACCGAAGATACGGAATATAGCCGTCTTAAGCTCTGCGAACGTACTGTCCCTGTTGCTCTCGTCAATCTTCCGAACGCACAGCAGGTTAGCTCCTTTAAATTCCTGGCTGCTCAATTTTAGAATGAGCTGTTGAGCTATATTTACGCTCTTTCCGCTGCCTGCTGAGCCTTTTAAAACAACGTAGCGCTGGCGGCTCTCGTTGACTCTGCGGAATATCGGGTTAAAATATATCTTCCTTCTATTCTCCATCGTCCGCCTCCGGTGCTCCGTATATCGGCTCTATAATCAGCGTTTGGCTGCCGCCGCTCTGCTCCGCGTTAGCTCCTGCCTGCTGCTCGTCCTTGATAATCTTGTAAATCTTCTCATAAGCTGCAGCTCTGTCCTTGATTGTTGCGTCAAGGCCAAATTGGTCTTTCACTTCGCCGCGTCCGACGGCTGTGTAAAACGTCAATATCTCGGCTATGTCTGCGACGCTCTGTGCTTCTCGCTCTTTGCTCTTGTCGACCGCCTTCCGCGTCAGCTCTGACATATAAGCCTTAATGTAAGGACGTGACAATAGGTCGGTCGCTTGTTGCCGCGCCGTCCTCGCGCTATATCCTGCTTTTCTGGCCGCTTCAGCTCCATGTCCTTCACCGCCTAGCAGGATGTATTCTTGTACAAACAGCTTCTGTTGATTACTCAAACGCTTCTCAGCAGGTGTTGCTCTTGACTCGTCTGCCATTCCTGGTCACCTGCTTCCATTTAGCCGCCAGCGCTAACACAATCTCGACCTCGCTAAACGTGGTCAGCTCCACCACCTTAACTCGTTCATGCTGCGTAGATTTCGGCTTAGGATTGTTCTTGTTATATTCTTCCGTTGGCACGCTCTTAGATAACGTAAGCGACTGCACCTTCTTGTGCAGCTTGTCCGACCACACCTGCCGACGATCCAGCATATAAATTTCGCCTTGACTTTCCAAAGCCTGCATCAATTTGTTTATCTTAAGCCCAAATCTACCCATAATGACACTTCCTTTGCTGTTGGTGTCCTGCCAACGTAGGAGGGTTGGCATCGGCAGGAGTATTAAGACGGCTGCCCCTTCCGTCCACCAAATAAAAAAGCGCATACCTGCAATAGATATGCGCTCTAATATTGTTTTAATTGGCGGAGCAGGTAGGATTCGAACCCACGTGAGACTCTTTAGCCTCTCAGTCGTTTAGCAAACGCTGCCATTCAGCCGCTCTGTCACTGCTCCAAAAAGAAAAGCGCCAACCTTTCGATTAACGCTTCTATATACTTTGCTATTATTTATTATACTATGTATAATTTCGGCTGTCAATTCTAGAATACAGAAAAGCCCCGGGGCGTTTGCCCTGGGGCTTGTTTTTTATAAGCATTCATCTATCTTGTCCAGCATTGCCAGGCACGCATACCAGGAATTGCTTGCCTTGGTATGCAGTGCGGCAACCATACAGAATTACGGCATAAAGTGTAAAAAGTTTTAGTTTCCATGTTTTCGCTTCCTTTCGATAATAGCCCGGCTTTCGCCGGGCGGGTGATTCGGGGTTACAGCTCGACAACTTCCAGATATGTGCGGCGGCGGTCACTGTCGATGATGTATGGGCGGCAGCCGTTTCCGTCGTACTGATTAATTACGTCGTCTTGTTTAAAGTTGTCATAATCAATCACCGGGCAGCCTACGCTATCAGCGTAAACGCTAGCACCTTCCGGCAGCACGAAATAAACGCGGTCACTCATCTCATTGTAAGCGACGGGGGCCAGTGAATAGCTTTCGTTGTAGCCGCACTTCTGATAGTCGCGCCAGCCGGGGAGAAGAATGCGGGGCGCTTCTTCGTCGTAACCAATGTTTTCGTATTGGTCGGATTCGGCCAGGTACACCATGACGGGGTAAAGCTTAACGGTTTCGCCTTTGATAAGCTCGCCGCTTTCGGTGCAGGCTGTCGCTTCCCAATATTCGCCGTTCCAGTCGCTTTCAAAAGCGGCGTAGCGCTGGCCTTCTTCATCGGCTGCGACAAAAATGGCGTTATAAACATTGTTTTTGATTTCCTTCAACATGATTGTACCTCCTAAGATTTTATTTCCCTTCGTTGACTATATCTTAGCATATTGGTGTCCAATAGTCAAGCTTTTTTTTCAGCATTATTTGTTTCTCTTGATTTCCATTTATCCAGCAGCGGCTTATAATATTTTTCTTCGGCGGCTTTTCTGGCTGCGGCTGCCTGCTCTAACGTACTGTACATGCCAAGGTAATGGGTTTTGCCTTGAACGCATATACTGGCCTCCCATTTGCCTTTCTTTGATTTGTAGCTTACGCCACGTACGCCGCTAGTATTGCGTTTGCTGGGCTTACTGTCCTTAATCAGCAGCAGGTTTGTACCATCGACCCGGTTTGCCTCTGTTATTTTGCAGAGGTGCTCTGCGGTAGCATTGCACCCGCAGCTGGTGATGTTGCCCAGCAGCAGATGCGCTTTGTTGACAACCTTAATGTTGCCGCAATCACATTGCGCCTTGACGCGTCCTCCATGCAGCTCCTCGATAATAACAAGCTTGCCAAAACGCTCGCCAACGTGGCTTTTTAAAATGTCTGTGCGCTTACACCCGCGACGGATGCAGCCACATGATTTTACCTTGCCGCTGACGATATTGGAGCGGTTACAGGTCTTGACGGTCCCGCAATCACAGCGGACCTTAACCACACCGCCGCCACTGTCCTCTATTATGGTCAGCATGTTAAATTTCTGGCCGGTCATATCGTTATGCATTTATTAGCTACGCCTTCTTTCTAATGATGATTTTCTCGCCGTCAAACGTCAATTCCAGCTCTCTATCTTCCTCGCTGACTCCTAGCTCCTTTATCCATGCTGACGGCAACGTTGTTCTATACGTCTTGCTGCCTGCACCGGAGTTACCGCCTGCCTTGTTGATAAGGCAACGTAGGATTCTTGTTTCACTCATAATCTTTCCCCCTTTTTTCCCTTATTGTACCATGTTGGTGTCCAATAAGCAACAAAAAATAGCGGAGATTTCTCCCCGCTATATTCACCGCTTCGGCGGTATCAGCTTTAGCCCTGCCGCTAGGCCTTCGGCGTATGTAAATATATCACTCAACATCACATAGTAGGTTGCCTGGCTGATGCCCATTATCTCTACAATGTCATTTCTGAGCAGGCTCTCGCTGTATTTGAGCTTAATCAGTTCGCCCTGCGGCTTCCCTGTGTAATGCTCTTTAGTCCAATGAGCGGCTTTAAGCCATTGTAACGGCCGCTTAATGGTCATAACATTACGCATATCATTGACATATGCCCCATACTCCACTTCTACACACGGCACGTCAGATACATTATGGATAGCTTTCTGAGCCGTAGGATCGCTGACTCGGCAATGCCCACCGCCGCCTGTGACTACTCCGCCGTTGTCTAAGCGCTTCTCAGCTATCGCACGCCGAATATCTTCTTCGTGTTGCCAGCAAAATTCAATCATTCGCTTAACATTAATCATGTTCTATACCTCTTCGAAAATCATGTCCGGATGCTTGTATAAAAGCATCTTCCGTTTAATACGATATACGTCGGTCTTGTCACCTTTCACATCAACAACAACGCTGCGGCCGTCCTTGTACTTGACAACAAAGTCTGCTACGTATTTAATGGCTCTCTCCGTCTTTCCGGAGTGCTTAAACTTCGGTTGGAGTTCAAAAGTCACCTGACGTTCAAAGTCTATAACTTCTCCCGCCATTCTCAACATCTTCAGCTCGCAGTAATAGTCGCCCTCGCGCTGGCTGTCAAAGGTTATGCCGTCGATAACCACTTTCCGATTATGATACTTTCCCCACGCCATTAGAACGGTATCTCCTCATTAAACGGAACCTGTTGCCCGAAACTCTCCATGCCTTGCGGTTCTCCCTGGTTGCCGTGCTGTTCTCTGCGCTCGATAAACTCAAAACGTCCGCACACGACCTCTGCTGCCGTGCGTTTATTGCCGTTCTTATCGGTGTATGGTCTAATCTGCAAACGGCCTTCCACCAACACACGCTGTCCCTTATGCACGCTGTTACCTAATGTTTCGGCGCTCTTCCCCCAGATCGTGCAGTTGATAAAGTCTGCTTCACGCTTGCCGCCTTCGCCTGTGTAAGGTCTGTCCACAGCCAACGAAAAACTCGCTACAACCTTGCCGGTCGAAGTATATCTAACTTCTGCGTCCTTTGTCATTCTGCCCAACAAAACAATGCTATTCATGTTAATCCTCCATTTCCTTCGGTTCAGATGTTGCTGTCGCCTTGAGCAACTGCTCCTCCATACTATCACGTTGATAACGGCACAAAGCGGCAATGCAGTCTCTATGTGCTTGCATCATTTCTTCTTTTGTTCTTAACATTTCCACCATATACAAGCCGATCAGACTGTATACGGCAATGTCCTTCAAACTTTCAGCGATTTTATCGCCGTGAATATCGTGAGTATAAACAAAGGCGATATGCTTTGCCGCATACGCTTTCAGTTCCTCAAACATTCCCTCTGCATCGTCCGTGCGTCCGTTCAGCAGCGCGCCACGCCGGAAATTAGCAAGCTCATCTGCGCCGGAAGAATACTGCTCATGCTTTTTCTTGAACAGTTCCTCCAATTCGTCAAGCTGGCTATACATAAATTCGCTTAAACTTTTATTCATATTTTTGTACCTCCTTCACATAGTCAACATAATAGACTTCCTTAAAATCTTCTGGCGCTTCCGCTTCTGCCTTAACCTGCGCTGCATCAGCGTTATCTGCCTCAACGCAGGTTTGCAGGTCCATATCGGGGAAAGCGATACTCTTCCAGGTTACAAGATACTTCATTTTCTTGCTTCCCTTTCCTGCTTGATTGCTTCCAGTATCGGACGCTGAAATTCACAGTCATAATCAAGTCCGACTCTGCCGTTATCATCTCTGTGCATCTCCATCCACTCAAAGTTCCATTCCAAATCTCCCTGCATCTGCGCCAGCATCCAATCTGGCAACTGAGGGAGATTAGTCATCAGTTCGCTTTGGATAGCTGCCAATGCCTGTGTAGGGATTCTGCGCACGGCATACCGAAACGCAAACAGCAGGACGTTTAGTTTTTCATTGTTCATTTGTTACCTCCTTAAATATTCATCGGGTCGCAATGGGCACATTCCATTTCGTCACCACCGCCGTAATAGCGGCATAGCTCGCAGCAATATTGCTGCTCCCATTCGTCGCAGAGATTGTCGCAATTATCACAAGGATAATATTCATCATCGTCAATCATTTAATCAACCTCCCATCTATCGGGAAAAATTGTCAATTTGCAAGGCGAAACGGTTTTAGTATCGTGAAAGATGCAACCTTTGCAGCGTTTCCGCTTGCTGCACATTTCTTTTATGAGCCGGGCAGCTTCTATAGCTTCTATAGTTTTTATTTTTTTCATTTTTACCTCCTTATAAAAAGCGGCGGCGTGGGAATTCTTGACATCAGCTATACGGCTTCGCTACGAATATTCATCAATTCCTATTCGCAACTAACATCTACTGCCATTCGGCAACCCAGCCGCCGCACCCATGGGCTAGTTAGCGTTATTTATTGCTGTTGCCAATTCGTCCATAGCTCTTTGAGCGTCCTCTAAGGTATCGCACGACAGGAATACAATCGAAGAATCGTCGTTGTCCATATTAATCCAAACGGTATGTTCAGACTCTCCGGAAATAATCCTCAAAGATTCGACTTTTTCTGAGTTAATATATTTGCGGTCATTAATTTTAATCAGCATTTTTTCTACCTCCTAAACTTTTTCAAGGGACTTTCTGTCCCCACGTGCAACTTTTTTAAAGGACTTTGAGCTGTTGCGTTTTTTGCAACAGCTACAAGAGATTTTGCAACCTGTTGCGGTTTTTTATTCCACTTTCTACCCACTCATTAAAACATTTCTTGCAGCAGTACCCTCTGCTGTTGACGTGGAAGTCTGCTACATCTTCTATCTTTGCGCCGCAGGTATTGCAAATAAAATACTAACCGTGGGTTAACCATTCCTCAACAGGAATACTATCAACATCACCGTATTTGTCAGCCCAAGGCAAATGCCGCACTCTGATGTCCTTGTAACGGATTCCGTTCTCCATGCTAAAATATTGTTTTGCTTTGCCTGCTGTTTCAGCGAATGTTATTTTCTCTGATATGTCTTCAATATCGTAGTCAGCGGCGTTGGCAAAGCAATATGCTTTAGATTTCATATTCTACCCCCATTTCCGCAGCCACTTTAGGGAGTGCGGCTTCTGCTTCTTGTCTAGTTCTAAATACCCACCCTGCTTTTAAAAATGCAAGGTTCTGCGGTTCGGTGTGCCAACAGTTTAGTCCTATTTTCCACTTCGTATATTTATAGGTACTCGTAAACGTATAATAGTGTTCTTCTTCTTTTGGCTTCCATGGCAGCTTGACAATTTCAAGCTCACCGCGCAAAACAGATGGCAAAAAATCATTTCTGATATAGCTTTTGCCCGCCTCGTTTACGAAATAAAGCTCGTTTTCCTTAAAGTAAAATGTTCCTTCTATATCTTGTCCGTTATCTACACATTTCAGTTTAAATTCTTCGCCAGTTCCCACACCCAACATCTTAACGATTTCGGGGATAAGATTTTCTGCCATGTTATCACTCCTTATTTATTTAATTTCTTCTACTTCGGTGTATTCAACCTCATCGTCACAGTTAATGCTAACCGTAGCAGAATCGGTGTCACACACGCCAATTATCTTATCAGTGCCACCATTGCCTACAAAATTCATTACCGAGGAACATTCATTGTAGGCTTTTTCAATAGCATCTTCCTTGTCTTCCGCTTCCAATTCTACGCACACCCATGCCGATACTTTTCCGTAAACCACATATTTTTTCATTTACTCATCCTCCGCAACCAGAATACATATACGCTTGCCGTCTGTTTCTACTCTTTGGATAGCATGTTGCTTGCCGTCAACTTCTACTACAAGCTCATAATCGTCAAGCCAATCATTCATAATGACTTCAGCAAAATCTTTCGCAAGCATTTACTCTTCCCCCTCCGGTATGTCAACCAGTACCCCGAGTATAAACGCCGACACCGCTACGCCGACAAGTAAAAAGAAACGGATAAAGCCATCAAACAACATAGCGCCAGCTAGGCAAAAAATTAAAGCGATCATGTTAGCAAGCATGTTTTTCACCCCTTCTCAACCACGATATTGCGAAGCGCTACACATACTTTTCTGCTGCTAAGTTTGATTTTTAATCAACGGCGGTAGCCAAACTCTTTTGCGACAGACGGCAAGGCAGCTTTTGCTTCTTCCTCTCTACGATATGCCCAACCTTTATCCACTAAAAGAAATTCGCAAGGATAGCCTTCCCAACGTCGAGCTATAACTATCCATTTGCCGTCAACCCCTAAACCAAAAGTCCAATAACGTTCGTCCATTTTCGGCTTCCACGGAAGTTTGACGATTTCCATTTTGCCTTTCAGCAAGCTGTTTAATGCTCCGTTGTCGAACCATTTCGTTTTCTGACCATCAACAGTAGTTAATTTTAGCCCATTATCGGTAAGCTTATAAGTCAATCCGTCATAACCCTTAATTTTAAATTCTTCGCCCAGCTCTACGCCCAGCATCTTAGCTATTTCGGGGATTAGATTTTTGCTCATCTTCTTTCCTCCATTTCTTTTCACAGTGTTCATCGTAAACCTCAAAACCTATATATACTAAAAACACCATAAATATCGTAAGGCTGATAATAGCGAAAAATTCTTCATCACTTCCAGCCGTCAATAATGCGTGTGCTGCCATGTTATCACTCCTTTATTTAATTTCTTCTACTTCGGTGTATTCAATTTCATCATCACATGCAATACTAACGTCGGCATTATCTGTGCTGCATACTCCTATTAATTTGTCGCATCCACCATTGCCGACGAAATTCATAGGCCCAGAACACTCTTCGTAAGCCTTTTCAATGGCTTCTTTTTTATTCTCTGCTTCTAATTCTACTGATATAAAAGCTGTTACTTTACCAGAAACAATATATTTTTTCATCAGTTATCACTCCTTTTCTTTATTAATTCTTTCAACAAGTTCATTTACAGCATTTACAGCTTCTTCATAGGTGTCATAAGTGCTACATTTATAAAACCCATCACTATTTATAATAAACACGCGACCAAACTTAATAAACATTATTTCCACTCCTTAAAACGCTCAATAATCGCCACGATTAGAACAAGAGCAACAGGAATAAGCGTTACAACCAGTGCGCCCACTACAAATTCATCTAACGTCATTACTATCACTCCTTTATAGCCTTACTTGCTTTTAAAATTTTCTCAATCAGCTTGTCCACAGCCTTGTCCGCAAGTTCGCCGGTAGCTTCGATGTTTGTTGGTGTTATATGTTCCGCAGCATACATAGCGTATATTTCTTTTTCTGTCGGGAGAAATACTCCCAAAATATCTAAAAGCAAAGCTGTACAAACAAGTATTTTAACTGCCTTAACGGATTCTTTATCCTTATTAACATCTGTCATGACTGCTATTGTAGCCATCACGGTATATATAGTTACAATAAAACCTACTATAAGGCAAAACCCTTGTATAAAGTCTATTCTTCCGGCCCAGTAAATTAACCACGGTGAAACAATCGGCTCATTCATTACTCTTACACCCCACAATCTTCCTACCGCACCAGCAGCAGTGCGTCTGACTAATTACTTCAAATATTGTGCCACCGCACTTTTCGCAACGATATTCCGTCAAACCGTTATAACTCTTGTATGCCACCTTCTTTGTTGTACGGTCAAGCTCATGCTTTAAAGCTGTTAATACAACCTTTTTCTTTTTTATTCGGGAGATAACCCATTTTTTATCGTTATCCGTCAAACGGCCACGTTGAAGCGCAAACTTCGACTTCGAGATTGTCCCTTTGGTCTCTAAAATTTGTTCACGCAGCATCTTTTCACGTTGCGGCAGGCTATCCCACCATTGTTTACGTTCTGGCGTCATTACTATTCCTCCTCAATCTTAAAGCCTTCTGCCTCCGCTTTATTGAGGCCTGCAACGAGGCTATACGTGGCTTCTAACGCGTCTGCGTAGGAACCATCGCAAGAAAACGTCTCCTCGGCACCATTCGCCATCTTAACGATTACATTGTGCCCAATCATTAAAGGGAGAATTTTTACAGAACAAACGTGTTTCGGATTAATAAATGTGTTGTCATCAACCTTAATCAGCATCTTGCTCCTCCTTTTCAACCGCCGTGCGAATAACAACCATAGCCTTATGCAGATAATCAACATCACCGCTAAGCAGCCAGTATTCAAGTTCCGCATCAACAGCCTTGATGAGCTTTCCTTTTTCTTTCAGCTCGTCCACAGCCTCGTTTGTACTGATGCACGCTATTTTCTCGTTATCATAAAGCAATTCGCTCATGGGGATGTTTAACACGCTTGACATTTGGGCACGCTTTTCAAAAGAGATCACCTCATACACTCCGTTTTCATAGCACCAAATAATCAAAGTAGCAACTCCCAACACAGCGCCTAACTGTTTCTGCGTCATTCCCTTTCTTTTCCTGGCTTCTTTGATAACCTCGCCGATTTGTTTGGCATCCATTTTCCCAACCTCCTTGTTTATCTTTTTACTTCACGGATGGTAATCTTTGCTTCTATAAGTCCAAACTTGCTATCTTCTTGATAAGTGTAAGTTTCCGCCTGTTCATCAGCTCTCATAGGACGATAAAGCACCCACATATTGTCATTTTTCCATGTAACAAGTTGCAACTTCTGATTGTCTGGCAAGATGATAGTTGCGCTACCACCTACTTTTTTAGCAATAACACTACCGGTGCTTTTGATATTATTATTCGCGCTGGCAGCTTCAACGGCAGCTCTGCTTTTGGCATTGTTAGCGTTAATCTCTTCTTCCGTTTCACCGCACCCCACAATCAATATCGCTGTGCCTATAAGCGATAAACAAAAAACTTTTAAGAATGTTTCCCTTTCTTTGCGCCGCCAATATTGGCGAACTTCTTCTTTATTTATCACGTTCTTCAACCTCCTTTAATGATACTTTGCAAAGTCCGGCTCTGCTCTAAAGATGACTTTATTGTTACACCACCGTTGCAAACGCCTTGTTTCTTTCGGTGCGTTCCACTTCTCATACACCATCACAAACGGGTCATAACCAATATCACGCAGTCTATAAACACGCTCTAAGTCTTGTTCATGGGTGCTGTTAAAGTTGGTCAGCACATACACCTTGCATTTATCGTCCGGCAACGAAAATGCTTTGCGATATTCTTTCAATTTCTCAAAGGTTAATTCATCTTCCGGATTATCCCATGCAAAATGCAGCATCTTCTTTTTGCATTGCTGTATCATATCAGCTTTTTCAGCGGTCATAAGCCTTATATCAAGGCCTTGCGTGAAGTCTACCCACGCTTTACTGTCGATAAGCTGCTGCATAAGCTCTTTCCAGTCTGGGCACGCCAGCAAATTGGGATCTAACAGTTTGATGTATTTCTGCCCACGCCAGAAGTTTTCTAAACTCGCAACTTTTTTACTTTGACAGCCTTCTTTTGTTGCTACTATGCAGAATTTGCAGCCGCGCGGGCAACCTCTTGTCAAATATCCATACGCAGTATCTGTGATTCCGTATATGGAATAATTGGGATAGCACTTTTCAACATCTGCGGGCAACTTGCTTTGCAGGTCATAGCCTGTACCGCCTCTGACAATATCGTCCGTTTGATACGCTGTTATATCGTCTTGAGTGAAAGTAAATACCTTCGCCATATAAACTCTATCATACGGCAGTAGCGGAAACGCCCATTCGACTTCATCTCCACGCTGTTTGTGATACGTAGCTAGTTTCATGAGCGCAAGATTCGGGAAGTTGTGCCCGTCTACATCAACAAGTCCGATTCGCATTTCTTTCTCTCCCTCGCTCCGCACTTCTTAAGCCCCAATCTTTTTTCACTTTTTATCCCCCAACACTAGCGCCAGCAAGCACAAGCCGTCATTCTTTGCTTCGGTATATCCTAAAAAGCCTTGCGGTTTGTCTTTAAGGATATAGCGGTTTGTCGCTTCTTCACGCTGATATTTACAAGTCTGTTCGTACAGTTTGCTGAGCTGATGCCAAGCGTTGCTTATACTGCTTTGATTAGCCATACAAAGATTAAGCCATCCATACGCCTTTACAGCCTGCTCAATCTCCTTGCAGCTAAACTCAGGCTTTTTGTAATTGCCAGCGATACTCAACTGCCGTTCAATCTCATGCTGAGCTTCCGCCCATGACGGCAAGCGCTTGCCTGTATTCGTAGCAGTAAGGCTTCTCGCTGCTTCGACGATTTCACTGATCGTCGGCAGGAAGTGAGATTCATAGCGCAGTTTTTTACACGCTACGCCAATAAGCTCCGCCGGGAAGTCTGCCAAGTCAGCGACGTAGATTTTCTGCCGGTCAATGTCAGCACTTTGCCCAAAAGCACCAAACAGCACAGCCATATGCTTCGCTATTTCGATGCAATTCTGCTTTCTGTCCATATCTACCACTCCATTCCCTCTAAGCCTGCGACAACAGCTTCAGCCGCCGCTGCAACATCATTCTTCCGTGTTGGCTTCGGTGTATCTGTGGGAATATCATCTTCCCACCGCTTGCCGTCAAGAAAGTTCTCCGGATACGGCACGTAGGTTTTATCTGCCCATTGCTTCGTCTTGCTGTACTTCTCAACAGCCTGCAAGATACGCTCATACAGTTCCACGTCTACCGGCAGCGCGTTCCATGCAAGCTGTGCCTGGAATTGTTTCGCTTTCCGTGGATACATCAGCCAGAAGCGTTTGAAATACTCGTTCTGTAACTGAGCCATTTCAAGCGGTAAAGGTTGGCTGTTAAGGCGAGAGAGTAATTTCTGTTCTTCCTTCGGTTCTTTATTCTCTCTCTCTCTGTTCTTAATATAATCAGTATTTATTATATTAGTACTTAATAGTGTCGGGTTTGCCTGTGTAGGTTTTCCCTGTATAGGCTTTTCCTGCGTAGGTTTTTCCAATGTAGGTAAATCCGACGTAGGCTTTTCCTCTTTAGGCTGTGCCTGCTCATAGAGAGTATATTCCATTTCACCCAGCCTGCCGTTCGGCAGATGCTTACGCTTGCGGCTCAGATAGCCGACTTCTTCAAGCTCTTTGATGCCGCCACGGATGCTGTCATTACCTTCACCGCTCAACATTGCCAGCCCTTTTACGCTGAATTGCCAACAGTCCGGCAGCGAAAGCATGAGGATCAGTAAGCCACGTGCTTTCAGCGACAATCTTGTGTCCCGGATGATAGAGTTAGACACAATGCTGAAGTTGTTGTTCTTAATAATTCGCATAACAGCCATTTTTTCTCCACCACCTCTTAGACAACCACTTAACATACTTCTTATACTGTTTTTTTCTTAACTTCATGCCAGTCCTCCAACAGCAACGCCCTGTCAGCGTCGCTGATAACATCTATGCCGATGCCTTTCGCTTCATCAATGAGCCAGTCTATAAGCTGGCTCATCTCCTTTGTGTCGTATGCACTGCTGCCGTGATAGCAGGCGAGAATAACATAACCAGGGAAACTGCTTCTCCCCATGTTCTCAACTAACCAACCAACACCATGCGCCTGCCAGTGTTCAGTGTACCGCTCTACAGCATCTTCTCTTATGAGATTTGGCGTAAACGCTCCGATGCTCCGTATGGCCTGCTGATACACTTCATGCTTCGACGAACGTATCACCTTAGCTATCTCGGTACACAGCGCCCAGCAATAACTATTAGCGTTGTTACTGCGTGTGTTTCGCTTTACCTTGACTTCAACAGTTAAGGTCTTGCCGCTATTGCAGGCCTGTTGTAATTTGCCTGCTTCAGCTATAGCTGATACGGGAATAGGAAGTTGCAAGCATCCATTGAAGTAGTTGATACTCTTCGTTTCAAACTTCACAGATAATTCCTCCCGATTTTCTCCATCCACTCTTCCCGGCTGCGTTTATCTTCATAGCAGGATTGAGCGAACCTTCTTAACCGCAGGTCGGTTTCTCTGTCCTGATGCGGACCGAACCTTCCTTGATGATGCTCGTGACACAGCCAGACTGTTAAGCCTAGTTTATCTGAAATCTTTCTGCCAGCAGTGCCGAAGATGACGTGGTGACGCTCAAGATTGAGCACCGTACCACACATGAAGCACTCTTTTTCTGACTGAAGAATGCTTTTCTTACTCATTTTTTTCGCTTTCTGGTGTCTTGAACACCGCATTATCAGAAACAACATTAAGAGGCTTAACATTGGCAGCTTCTTCAATTTCTGCTGCGCTAAAATCTTCTTGCTGTTCTTTCATCTCGGGAATTTCTGCCTGTGCTGCTTCTATTAACTCTAAGCGTTCACGAATAGCATTATGAGCTAAGCTATAATTTGGAGCTTGCAACAACTGCTCTAACTGATCGTATGTTAACTCTACAATATCTGTCATACCATTACGGGTGCGCACGTAAGCTTTCCCGTGTTCAAGCTTGACAAATTTGTTTTCCGTAATCTCTACGCCGTTATCGCACCATTGGCGAATCTTTTTGCCGGTCTGCGGAGTAATTACTTCACACCAATCAACAAATAATCCGGTTCTGTCTTTTGTAGCAGCGGCCATATGACGCTCAACGCTAATGTCGAACATTACTGTAAACTCATATTCTAAGCCGTCTCGCTGAATAGGAGCTAATCCCATTTTTATCGGCATTTTTTTGCCTTTTTCATTTTCTACAATCTCATATGCCTGCTTGCTTCTCATGCAAACAATTACGTCCATTTTTGCTTGGAGAATTGCGTCAACAAGCTTATTTTGCTTCGGGGTAGCGTCCTTCCATGCAGTAAAACTATTACCGCTTCTTGTTGTCACTGCTTTCTTGTCGACAAAATCCAGGACGCCGCCTTCACCTGCCCAAGCATGAGACAAACTGTCAATAATCAACACGTTATATCCTGCTTGCTCTGCTTCATGGATGTAATCAATGTACTTTTCCGGAGTAAACGGTGCGGTCATCGGAGCTACATCGTATTCGCACAGATTACTGTACAGCTCACCGCTGCCGTTTTCCGTGTCAATCATCGCGATCTTGTCGCCCAGTCCTTGAGCTAACTGTAATGCACTGTATGTTTTGCCGCTGCCGCTAACACCGGTGATAGCAATTTTCAAAAACGCTTTTTTACGCTCTGCCTTTTTAAACAGTCCCATAATCCACTACTCCTTATTTGCGTTGTACGCTTCTTCGTACTCTTTAATGGCTTCCATGATTCTTTCGCAATTTGATTTCATGAGCATTGCGGCTGCATGGAATTCTTCATCGTTTTTGCCGGGGTTGGCAAAATCGGTAAAGTTAGTTGTTTCAACGTCAAAGCATAAGCCGTATCTCGCATCTGCTACAGCATTCATGCTACAACCTCCCCTCTTTCCTTCGCTTTTTCAAGCGATTCCATAAGGCTCATCGTCGTTTCGCCGTCCCATTTGCAGCAGGCGTTGTATTGCCCCGGTTGACCCGGGTTATGGTGGCAAGTTGCCTGGAATTTACAATGGGTGCAATCCATATACTGATTCAGCCATTGTTTGGTTGTCAGTTTCGGCTGTTTGGCGTTCTTTCTCGCCGTCAGGTCAGCCATAAGCATTTTTGCTTCTTCAAGAGAAATTCTTCCTTCACACATTTTTCATGATCCTTTCTTACGAAGTGTGTTATAATGTGTGTAGGGTTTTTGTGGCTAGCATTTTCCCCTACACGCTCTGCGGTTCGTTGTGCCGCGGAGCTTATTTTTTTACCTCTTTTTCAAGAGGAATGATGATTGTTTGGCCTGCCTGCAATGTTTTGCCGTGCAAGCCGTTGTGCTTTCTGATGTCAAAGATAAGCTCACGCACATCACGTGTCTTGTCTTGCTCAGCCATATGTGCTGCTGCAATATCCCATACGGTTTCGCCTTCGCTTACGTAATAGGTTTTGTAGGTGACAACTCTTGTTACGCCATAACCACTAACGAATACCGCCGCCGTAACCAACAGCACAGCTACGAAAAACAGTCTTTTCACTTTAAAACAACTCCCTTCAATTCGGGGATGTCCCCTTTATCAATGGCGATTTGTAACCACCACTTCGCCAGCATTGCCAGCGCAGCATCATTTTCAGCAACGGCACCGGGATTTTCTACAATCCCAATATATCCGTTCTCTAACTGATATGTTTCCGGCGGTCTAATCATATTCCCACCCCTTTTCCTCACTTTCGGTTGTTCCCCGTGCTATAATAGTCTTACAGAACGGAGGTGATTACTTTGAATCCAATTCAACAGATTATCCACGAGTTCACTCTCGACTTTATGCGTACCCAAAACTTTAAGTTTACTTCTCCAGAAGAGTACATCGCTAAATACCGAGAAATTCACGCTCAGATTGAAGCTGCTTATTTAAAATCTAATAAGCAATAGTCTTCACACATAGCTTTGACAACATGAAGCGTTGCCATTGCTTCGTTATAGCTCAGTCCGTCAAGAGCTTTGCACACTTCCTTGGCGTGCTGAGCTATTTTTTTATCATTAGCGCAGATACCATAGTTTGCTAAATCCATACATACTAATTGCGTTTTCATCTTCTCACTCCTCACTTTCAAATGTATCTGTTGTTTTTACACAACAGATTTTGCAAAAAAAATTTTGTCAATTCTCGTCTTTAACGCTTTTGCTATCTTTTGAGCAACCAGCACAGACGGAATAGCATTGCCGTTTTCTATTTCAGCCAGGTGAGTACGGCTAATATTAGCCTTTTTCGCAAGTTCTTCTTGCGTTAAGCAGGCTTTTCTCCGCAGCTCTTTGATTGAGTTTTGCATTTCGACCACCTCTCCGCTGTTGTTTTTGCTTTACATCTCTATTGTAGTGTATTCTTTACATTTTGTCAAGTATAAACAACGGAAATTTCTTTGCTTTTTTGTCAAGCATAGATTACAATATAGTCAGGGAGTGGTAATTATGATTGACAAACTTTCGGAATTTGTAAGGAGAAAGCGCGGTGACTTGTCGCTACGCGAATTTGCTCAACAATGCGACGGCATTAGCCACACTCAGATTGATAGCATAGAGCGTGGAGTAGACCCCAGAACGGGCAAACCTGTTCGCCCGACTATCGAAACATTGGCAAAAATATCCAAAGGCACTGGAGCAAGTGTAGCTTATCTTGCTGCTTTAGCCAATGGTGACAATACCGATTGCCTTAGCTCATCTAAAGATACAGCTGAGTTGCTTGATTTATTTAGTAAAATGGACGATAAACTTAAATTGCGTCTGCTAGGCGCAGCTTACAGTATTCTGGCAGAAAGCAAAGTGAAGGATAGAACAGACTTAGAAAAACTTCGCTCATCAGTACAGTGATGCTATGCTACCGGCTATAAGTCGGCAACATAAATCTACATGAAAGGATGGTGGTTTGAATGGATAACGACGAAGAGCTTAGCATTTTTGACTATGCTTGCAAGTTGTTCCATAGTCTACCTACCACTACTCATAAACTGATGGCGATAGAAGCTATGGAATATATTTACAGTCGGCATAAAGGTTCTCCTTTTGCGACGACGACGCGTTGACGCGTCGACATAGCCTACACTTTGCAGATAGTGAAAAAGCCCCGCAGAGCACAAAACAAACTAAATAAGGTTGAAGTATTGGTTGCCCAATTGACGCACTCATACAAACACAGCCGCCTCTTCGACGGGGCGGCTGTCAAACTATACGACGGGAGTGGAAAGAATGCGAAAGATAATTATTACAACAATATTTATTCTGCTGTCCATTGCATCAACTTGTTTTGCTGATGCTGGTGTAGTTGTATACGCTGACTACAATAAGCAACTGCTGGTTGTGCAGACAGATAATTACGGAAATTTAACTTGTGCTGAAACTTATGGAGCATTGCAATTTCCAGAAGTCGGAGAAGTATTATATGGTACAATGAAATCTTATGGTATGTACGATTGGTATAATCAAGCTAACGACTACTATATTACTGCAATGATTGATGAAATTATGGTTGATGAACGAGAAGCTTTTAGGTGGATTAGTTCACACTAATAGGTGATTAATTGTGAATAGACTTTTGCAGACATTGCTTTATTGTATTATCCCAAATGTAGTTTATGCTACACCATCAGCGCGTGACGCTTATAATGACAGTTCGGAAATTGATAGTAGTGATTTAATTTTTTATTTATGTATCTTTGCCGCTGCTTGGGTACTTGGCAAAATCTTCAACAAACCTGTTGGGGAAATTCTCACGTGGGCAGTCATAGCTTTTATGGCATACATTCTGTTCATGTTTGGTTGCGTCACTATTCAAGCATTTATTAAGTACCCTTTTGCCATAGGTTGTCTTCTTCTTTTTTGGTGGTGGCTACATTGTCAAGATAAAAAACGCAATAATCGAAAATAGAGGTAACGCTTATGAAAAGATTAATTGCACTAATAATTCTTTTGTTTGCTATATCTTCTTCCAGTTTTGCTTTCAAAACTCCAGATGATAAAACCCGATGGGTTTATTTGTACAAAAATGACACTGAAAGTGTATATTTGGATACAAACAATTATCAATCATTTTATGGAAGTTATAAAGACAAAGCAGGGAGAAATCATATTAATCACTATATAGCTTCTACATGGTTGTGGAGAACCGAACCTAATCCATATGTTGATTATCAACTAGAGCGCGTTGTATATGATTTAAGCTGTAATATGTATGCAGTTCCGAGAATTATAAAATACGATAGGAATGGCAAAATTGTTTCCGACAAATACTATACTGCTTTAGGTGAAGAAGCAGTTCCGGGTAGCAGAGGAGAAGTAGAAGTCGAAGCAGTAAAAATGTATGAAAAATTCAAAGAGATTATAAAAAAAGAAAACAACCGCTCCTAAACTAGTCGAATTCGACCAGTTTAGAAGCGGCTTATTTTATACACAACTGTGAAAAGCAATGTGCATAATTTGCAAATTGCTTTTGAGTTGTCAAGTTTTACTGAACAACTGAAAGGAGATTGATACTATGTTAAACGCAGTAATCTACGCTCGCTTCTCGTCAGATATGCAGCGTGAAGAAAGCATAGACGCGCAAGTCCGCGCCTGCAAAGCCTACGCCAAAAGCAAAGGCTATACTGTAGTCAAAGAATACGTCGATGAAGCGAAAAGCGGACGCAGTACCTTAACACGTGACGCATACAATCAGATGATGGCTGATGCTATGGAGAACAAATTCGACGTTATTATTTTCCATAAAATCGACCGCAATTCACGTAATGAGCTTAACTACTTTATCTTCAAGGACAAATTAGAAAAACTCGGTATACGCTACGAATACGCCGCTCAGCCTATAGACGCTGATACTGCCGAAGGTCAGATGATGGAAACAGTAATGGTCGGTATGGCAGCATACTATTCCCGTAATCTTGCAAAGGAAACTAAAAAAGGCATGAATGAAAACGCTTACAAAGCTATCTTTAATGGCGGTTATGCTCCGCTTGGCTACAAAATAGTAGATAAGCATTATGTGATTGATGATAAAGAAGCTGAAGCGGTCCGCCTTATCTTCAACTTATACCTTGACGGCAAGGGATACGGCGAAATCTGCCTGGCACTCGCCGCACGCGGATACACTACACGTAGCGGAAAAAACTTTCCGAAGAACAGTCTGCATGATATTCTCCGTAATGAGCGGTATATGGGAACATATACATTTAATCGCGTACCCAAAACAAAGCGCCGTAACAGCCATTCCTACGCGCGCCCTAACGATTTTATATCTATCCCCGATGCTATTCCTGCCATTGTTTCAAAAGAAACCTTTTTGGCAGCGCAGGAGAAGATGCTTCTGAACAAAAAACGTAAAGGTGGCGCATACACGGCAAAAAGAGATTACCTGCTGTCCGGTAAATTCTTCTGCGGTTATTGCGGAAGTGCAATGCAAGGATATTCCTGCTGCACTCGTGGCAATATGTACTACTACTATTCATGCGCGAAGAAAGATAGAGTACCTGCGGACCGATGCACGCAAAAAATGATACGTGCAGAAGTGATAGAACACTGGATTATGTCGACGCTGGAAAGAGAAGTCTTTTCCGATGCAGGTATTCAGCGTGTAGCAGATTCTATGTCTACCGCTTTTGGTAACGCTAATAAGGAAGTTAAGAACGCTACAACTATTTTACTGCAACGCAAGGCAGCAGCAGAACGCAAGCTCAATAACCTATATCAAGTAATTGAGGACGGAAACGCAGACGAATTCGATATGCAGCGTTTGAGAAAAGCTAAGGAAGAGTTACGCAACATCAACAGTGAAATCTGTGAAACTGCTGTGAAGTCTGCGCCGGATATTGATACTTCAAAAATTGTCAGCCTGCTGAAGAATATGCGTGAGGAAATTTTTGCAAAAAAAAATAGTCACTACGCAAAACAAGCGATTGAATTGCTTGTAAAACGTGTGACTATCATTAATAAAACTATCACCTTAAGCCTGACAACAGAAGGTTGTCTGAGCTTATTGGTGCCGCGGACCGGAATCGAACCGGTACGGGTATCACTACCCGAGGGATTTTAAGTCCCTTGCGGCTGCCAGTTCCGCCCCCGCGGCAGACATAACTAATTAACACCTTTTAAGAAATAAAAATGGAGGCGACACCCAGAATCGAACTGGGGATAAAGGTTTTGCAGACCTCTGCCTTACCGCTTGGCTATGTCGCCTTAAAAGGTGGAGCGGAAAACGAGATTCGAACTCGCGACCCCCTCCTTGGCAAGGAGGTGCTCTACCACTGAGCCACTCGCGCTTAAAAGCAAGTCGCTATATGTCTTAGCGACTTGCTTATAATATCAATATAT